GAGGAGTAAACGGAAATGTTGTTGATTTAGATTTAGATGGCAAGAAAGGCAAAATAACAATTTCTGTAAATGCACTAGAAGTAGATAAAAATGGCGAGATAGAAATCATATTGAATTCAAGGAATAATGATTCTAAATTCAAACTGAAAGTAAATGGAGAAATTCTTATTAATGCTACTGGACGCATAGTTCAAATATCTGATAAAACAATCGAAACTGCTGTTTGTAAAACTGACGGTACTGTAACTGCCAGAGTAGTGATGAATGGAAGTAGTGATGAAACAATAGACAGATTACTTTACGAAGACCAATTTAATAATAAGGTAATAATAAACAAAGAATTCATACAAGTCAAAGCAGATGATTCTAGCGTTATTAAATTTGGAGAAGGCAAAGAGCCTTTAGTTAAGGGTTCAACATTGAAAGGTCATCTTGATTCCATAATAGATGCCTTAGGTAAATTAACTGTACCTACTGCTTTTGGTCCAAGTGGAACTCCTATAAATATAGCTGAATTCGAAGCTGTGAGAGGAAAGTTCGATGACTTTTTGTCAAAATTAACAAATACGGATTAAAATGCCATTAATAAAAGAGAATTTAAAATTACAAATAACGAAGATTATAGATTCTAGCAGTCCTATACATGAAGGGTTTCCAGAAAACTCTTCTGAGGCATCACTTAGATGGGCTGACGCTATAAACCAATATGCTTCTTCTTTAATACCATTATCTACTACATCTTCAGCAGCCAAAACATCTTTACAAGCACATTTAAATACAGTTCCAGCCTTGGGCGAACAAGGTTTTGTAAATGGCTTAATATCTTATGCGTCTGTTATTGCAACAGGAATGAATCCGACTTTTACAGGAGTTGTTCCTCCAATTCCAATAGTCCTAACTCCAGCCTTCATGATAGGATTAAGTGGTGGTTCTAGTGAGGATGTAGCTAGTAAATTATCAGATATAATAGATGTATGGTTCAGGACAGGTACAGCTATTAATAATTCGTCTGGTGTAGTAACTAATTGGAACTAAAATGTCTGTAGAATCTGTAAGAAGGAAAGTAACTGAACTTGCCGTAACTGAGGGAAGGGTAGCACTACATGCAAAAAATCCTAATGATTTTGAATATTATGCTCTTTCTTTAGAATTAGTAGATAGCCAATTCAATACGTTGAAGATAATGCATTTTCCAGTTATGCCTACTGCAATATCTATAAATAGACAGTCACCGTTGAATATTAAGAAAACAGGGCATGCATACTTTACTCAGTATACAGATGCATTTCAAGCATATGGAATGTCAATTCAAGGAACTTTTGGTAGAAAATTCAGATTATTGATAAATAAGGATGAAGATGATAAAAAACTGAAAGATTATGATTTAAATGTAAAGACTGGGTATGGAGTGACAAAGTTGTTGGAAGATATGATATTACAAAGTCAAGAAACTGCGGAATCAAACGTTAAAGGTTCTACTAATCATAAATTCTTGATTTTATATAATCTAACCTTCAATCAACAGTTCATTATAGAAGTTATGAATTTTCAGTTCACTCAGAGCATGGAGAATAACACTATGTGGAATTACAATCTTGATATTCGTGCTCTTGGTGATGTTAGACAATTAATAGGATTTGATAGTGATAAGGCTTTGAAGAACATTCTCACTAATGCTAAGCTGAACAAGCAAGCAAATACCGTATTCAATAATCTAACAGCTGGTGGCGTCTTTAAGACTAAAGCACAATTAGTTAATGATTTAATATCTTTCTAAATGGCTGATGTAAAAACAATAGAAAAATTCAATAAATTAAGTGGTTATGATATAACTAACTTTTTTTACGCTACAAAGAGATTCTTTGAAGTAGGTTATCCTAAAATAGAAAAATTTTATAATGGAGATTTAAAATTCATTGATAAGAAATATTTTGTTGGATTAGATAATTTAGAACGTGAATCAATCAGATTGACTTCTATTTTTAAGGAGAAAAAACATTTGATGGTTACAGCAGATTTTTGGGACTTACTTGATATGGCTGAAGTGTTAAAGACGTCATTACAAAGAACACAAAAACTTTCTAAATATTTGAGGTCAAGTATAGTCAAAGGAAAAACAAGTAGAGGTTTTGTATTTCAATATCAAATGTCTGCTAATGAGACATTAGAGGATGTAGCAAGAAATGTTATGAGAGATGTGAATTATCAAAATTCATCTCAACAGATAGCATTAGACAACGATTTAAGAGAGGTGGATTGGGATATAGATGGCGGAACTGACTTAGAACTTAGGAATGACTCATTTCAGAATAACTTGGTAACATCTATGATTGATAACACAATCGGTGAAAAAATTTACGGCAAAGATTTGAATAAATTATTAACTTTTGATTCAGTTGAAGAAGATTTAGTTGTTTTAGATTACAAAGATACTGTTTATCAATCTGTAGACATATTATCGCAATTAGAAAAGGGTGATATTCCAGAATTTCCTAGTCTAGGATTAAATGGCTCAATATACAAAGGTTCAAATTATTCTCAATTGAATTATCCTTCAATTGTAAGAGAAATTACAAAATCATTCAGCTCAGACGATTTATTTAAGGATTTTAGGGTGAGAGGTTTATCTAATGATAATGGAGATTTATTTGTAGATTTTGAAGTCAATACTAAATTCAACTTATTGATTATAAAAACAGCAGTTATATGATAACTAAAATAACGACAGTAGAAGAATTGAAGCAAATTTTTTCGGAAACTTTGCTCAACCAAACCGACAAGATAACTAAGGTGTCGCCAGGTTCGGTTGTTAATGGAATCGCATATGGCGTTGCTAAACTAGCACAAAAAACTCTAAAGGATGTAGCAGTAATAGAAGCACATTTGTTTCCTGATAGTGCAGTAGGTCAATATCTGGACACCTTAGCAGAATTGAAAGGTGTTGCTCCAAGACAAGGTGCACTAAAAAGCAGTGGCTTTGTAAGAGTTGTAGGAGCAATAGGAACAGTTTATTTGCCTGGAACTCACTACTTTTCAGGAAGTGGACAAAAATTCGATGTTGTAGAATCAACTACGATACCATCAGAAGGTTATACATATGTTAAGGTTTCTAGTCAAAATACTGGGATAAGCACTAATGTGGATGCTTTAACCGTAAATTCTGTGACTCCTGTTCCTTCAGGTCATGAATATGTCATAAATGAATTTTCTATGACTGGCGGTCGAAATTTCGAGGATGATGATTTATTCAGAATGAGGATAAAAGATGAGATTAATGTTCTAGCAAGAACAACAATATCTTATCTTGAACAAGTCTTTAGAAAATACAATAGCAATGTGCTTAGAGTTTTTAATCAAGGACTAGATAATGTTGGAGATTTATGTATTGGTATAGCATCTGTAAATGGAGTAGATTTCACTGTTTCAGAATTAGCTAACATATTAGTTAAAGCAGAACAGTATTTGAGCCTTTGCGAATTAAAGCCAGATGGATTACAAAACTATGGTATAAAATTAAAAAACACGCCTTATTTTGCTATTGATATAAGTTGTAGAGTAGATATTGATAATTCTTATTCTATCGATGAAGTCAGAAAACAATGTCAGATAGCATTAAGTAAGGTAGTGGATTGGAGATTCTGGAAGCAGGATGAAGTGATTGAATGGATTGATTTAATTAATGCAGTTAAGTCAGTTCCAGGTGTGAACTTAGTTTTAGATAATTACTTTTATCCTAATACAAATTTCACAATACCGAGAGGTTATTTGCCTAGATTTAGAGGTTTCTTAATGATGAACATCAATGGGAATATATTGGAAAACGTCTCTGGTACTATGAATCCAGTATATTATCCAGCTGAGTCTGACTTCGCATTCCAGATTACAGTTTTAAAGTCATTGTAATATGGAAAAGACGATAAATACAAGAAGTAAAAGTCAAGTTGATAATCTTACCAGTTTATCAAGCAATACTGGTTCCTTCAATATGTCCGTAAACTTTGATGACAAGGTTGTTAATGTTGAATCTGAATTAGTCACATTCCCTGACTCACCAGCTCAAGAAATTGAACTATTGGAAAGAAGGAAACTGAAGAACGGCACTGAAGGTATCGAGAATGAACTTCTTGTAAATCAAGATTTAGGAATAATATTAGAAGTCGATGTCACAGGAGAACTTATTATAAGCGATGAAGAAGCAGAAAAGTTTTTCATAGATGATATTGCTCAATTAAATTTTAATTACGAGTAATGGCAGTTGTAGGAAATACAGTATCAGAAATAGGAGATGTTTTATACATATATTCTCAAGGCGCAGTAGCAGGTGATGTAACTCTGACTAGTTTTACAGATATTGTTTTGGGAGAAACACCTAATAGATATTTTCAAAAGAGTTTTAAGTATTCCACAGATGGTGTGAATTATAGTCCTTGGATGGTTCTTGATAATACCAACCTAGCCAATGTTACTGGAAATATTCCTGGTTTGATATTCTTTGAATTTAAGTATCAAAGACTTGGGACTGATGGCACAGGCATTCTGGAATTTCAAGGAATACAACTTATAGGCAATATCATAATACAAATATGCAGCAGCACAGTAAGTCTTGAAAGCATATTCGATGATTTAATCTGCAATGACGCTCTGACTTCTCAGACTGCAAATAACCTATTGAAGAAAATATATAAATCAGGTATCCTGCCTGAATTCATGGAAAGGGGTGAGGGAGTAGATGATACTGATTTTGTTTCCTTATGGAATGCTGTATGTTTCTTTTTGGCTTACATTTCTGCATTCATGCATGAATTTGACACTATATTATATAAGAGAGAGTATCTGATAGAATACTTGAAACAAAGAAATATTGCGTTTTGTGAACAACAAATTCCTTTTATGGATTTGCAATTTCTTTCCAATAATTTCTATGACGAAATTAGAAAGCGTGGAACTCAATTAATCTACAAAGAAAAGAATTCCAAATTTTTAGATGGCTCTGTTAATCCTATCAGGGGTGAATGGCTTAGACTAATATGCAAAAACCATTATGATGAATTCCTAGTTGATGTAGTTGAGAAACACAAACACGGGTGGTGTATTGGTCAATCTTCTCCAATATATAATGGGACATACTTTTCTAAGCAGATAAATAAAACAGAAGAGAATACAGAAGATTTTCAAGACCTATCTAAGTACGATTTGATAAATTCTGACAATGTGTTCATAACCAATGAGGGAACTAAATTTGTTGCAGGAATGATTGGAGGAGCAGGACTACAAGGATTTGGATTCGATTTGGATAATCCAGAAACTATTACATTGCCAGAACAGCTTATAATTGTTGATAAAGAAGTAGATTATGAAATAACATTCCTTATTAAGCGCAATATAGGAACATCAGGAACAATAAGATTTGGAGTTACAGGATACAACCGAAATAATATTTATAAGCCGTTATCATTTCAAAGAATAGATAATTTCTTGGTTGAAAATACGTTCTTATTAGATTCAACTCAATCTATAACTAAATTAGAAAATGAATGGTATTTTGTTAGAGGAATAATTTATGCCGCTCATAGCCAGAGTATAATAGGTCAGCAAAGCAAGTTAAACGTTAATCAAGGAGTAAACTTGAGATTCAATGCTAACGAAGATGTAGAAAAAATAAAGATTTCTCTTTATCTTGACTCTGTGAATGACAATGACGTCTACAAGATTCACGATTTTAAGATGAGACCTTTAGTTAGAGGCAAAAACTCAAGACCTTTGACTACTGGATTAGAGCCTAGTATAAGGAATCCTCAATTTTTACAAGGAAGTGGTTTTGTTTTGAATTGGTTCAGAAATAACTCTAATGGAATGGCTGATTGGGAGATTCAAAATTTCATAGAAGATTTCCTTTTACCATATCAAGACAGGTTGACACAGTACAGTTTGACACCTAAAATTAATGATAGGCAGGTATTACTAGATATAAATTAAGATTAATAATCATGAGTAATGTAAAGGTAAATTCAAATTTGTTCTTAGAAGTTGCTGAGTTAAACAGACTAAAGCAAACTCTTGGCGATTGGGGATATAAGAGACAAAGATTGGCTAATACCAGAGAATTTGGATTAGTGAAAGATTGCACATTTCCAGACTTAGGTGTTATAAATAAGGAAGACTGTTTTTATGTAGAAAAGGCTGGAACACCTACAGATGAAGTTAAAGTCTATCCAGGACTAGCAATAGATTTGAACGCTAATTTCATAATCAATAAAGACTTTCAAAATTTACAAATTCCTAATGACGGAAATTGGTATTGGGTTAAAATTAAACATGAGTTTTCTAATGAAGAAACAGGAACTGTTTCGATAGATACTTTTGGGAATCTAAATGGAGTAGGTACAGAATTTGAGAATATACTCAGAGGACAGCCTAATTTTCCTAGTAAAATTAGATTTTTGAATTCTACTTCTGGAAATGGTAACGACTATGAAGTTGTACGAGTGTTAGGTCAGACACAAGCAATTATACAAGGGGATTTTATAAGTGAGTCTAACTTAAAATATTCTATTGTAGGAACTTTTACACCAGGTTATGTAACCCCACCTGCAGACCAATTGATATTTGAATATGACTCTGTGGATGTAACACTTGTTTTAGAAACAACTTTAAATACAAGACCTTTTGCCGTAGCTGACGAGGAGTTTTATATAGCAAGAGTTAGGAATACTGGTATCACTATTCAATTAGAGGACAAACGAGAAGATTGGTGGAGAACACAAGCAGAAAATTTAGTTACATATTTAGATAGAAGCACTCATGTAAATCCTTTAATTGGAGTAGAATCAGTTAAATACACTCACCCTAATTCAACTAGAGAATCTAATGAAGTTAATATTGCTTGGGGATTTAGATTTGCTAGTTACACTATTGACACATCTTCTAAGAAAATATCTATATTAATAGGTCAAGGAGGAGTTTATAAAGATACTTCGTTTTTCAGTTCTGGAGATTTTACAGGTTGGAGATTGTATTCTAAGAATGGTAATTTTCAAAACATAATTGATTCACAACAATCTGGAACTCAAATTGTAGTTACATTAGATGTATTAAATCTGGATGAGTACGGATTAGCAGACGATTTATTTATAGCACCACCATTTGAAGAGATAGAACTTAGATTCAAAAGAGATGGAGCGTTAATTGATTTGACTGACGTGGACGGAAATGCCAATTTCAGTGAAGTTTTCCCTTATCCTATATTAGAAAAGAAATTTGAATTCAATATAAATACTCAAGTCGCTAAATGCAATATACAAACATTAGATGGATGTTATAAATATAATGTAGTATTTAGGTATAAGACCTTTTCAGGATATACAGATTGGCTGGTGTTCCCAAGTGACTCAGTAGGTTATTTCGATGAAACTTCATTTGACAAATATGGAAATATAAATTCCAATCCGATTGACCGAGTTCAATTTCCATATTCTGGACATGCTGACTTTGGTTTTATAAAAATTTGTGAAGCACCTGATTCTTTTCAAAACTTCCAAGAGCAAGTTCAGACAGGAGACTTAATTGGAGTGAACACTACTGCACTAGACAACTCAATTCCTGTTGTTGATTTAGAAGTTGGTGTTAGTAAACAATATCAACATTATAAGGGTTCTCTGGTTCTTTCTGCTGATTTGTTCATACATTTAAAGAGAACAGATGTAAATGGAGATTACTTTAGAGAAGGCAATTATTTCTTATTGCATCTTGAACAATGGGTTGGTTTAGATACATTTCGTTTGAGAATTGTGGAAGATTATGTCAATCCAACGAGTTTCACTTTATTATCTGAACTTACTTCAAATGAGACATCGTATGTAAGAAATCAAACCATTGATGATGCAACTCAATCACAAAAGAGAGGTTTAATGATAAGATGTACATTTAATGAATTAAATCATTGGATTGTACAATTTGAATCTGAGGTAGCACCTAAAGGAACAATAAGAATGATACACGGAATGGCTAACTCATATTTCGATGGATTAGGTTCTGGGATAAAGCAAGGTGTTTGGGGATGGCAAATTTGTAATGGACAGAACGGTTCTTTAGATATGATTAATTCGTTTCCAATGGGTGTATCTGTTCCGTCAGCTTCTGGTTCTTCAGGAGGTCAGAATTCATATTTATTGTCTGCTTCTAATATACCAGAACACAATCATACATTTTCAGGAACTTCTGGAGGTGGAGGGGCACACTCTCACACAGCAGAAGTAGCAAGAGGTTCTACTACTGATACTTCTGGATCAAAAGTAGGTATAAGTAATAATGCAAGTTTAGGGTATGTTTACTCAAACATATCTGCAGTCGGCAATCACACGCACACTTTCTCTGGAACTACTTCAAATGCTGGTGGTGTAGCAACACCTAATGCAATCGACAACAGACCAAGCTATAAAGGAATATTATACATACAAAAAATGGTTTAAGATGATAATCAAAGTAACAAATAAAATAGAGTTCAAGGACTCAGCTTCAGGGATGAGAGCAGATGGCAACATAGGCTCATTTGATTGGACTTGTGTTGGAGATTCTGAGGAAGTGCAAGATAATTCAGATGAAGGCATAGCGACCAACGATTTCAAGTTGACAAATGCTAATAAGTTTGTTTATGAATTAAAGCCTGGCAATACTTTCGATGTCTTATTACAACAAGATGTGATAAGATGTGATTCAATAGATAACATAGCTAGTTTGCATGTTTTCTGTTACGAATCAAATTCCGTGAATTCTTTCAGAACGCCAATAAGATTTGAGGTTTATTTAGAAGATGTTGAAATGTCTTTAGGTAAGATGTCTGAATTTTCTCTTGCTAATGTGAAGCAACTAGCGACTGATATAAGAATATCAAATATAACAGTTCCTGATGAATCAAAGGCTACATTAGTAATAATCATTGCTGTAAACGACTAAATATGAAATTATTATTATCAGGTGCTAAATTCTTCATGTCAGAACAACGTTCTCCAATTAGCAGCACAGGAGGATTTATGTCATCTACGCCAGTTCCTAATTCTAGGATAAACATCCTATTCGGAGATGTTTCTATATATGGCAAGATGACAGGGTCAACCGAATGTATGGCTATATTTTTGTATAATGATTCTAATGAAAGCATGAATAATGTCAAATTAGAGCAATTTATGCCTCACGATTCGGAATGTGATTTCTATTGGGGTGCTGTAACTCCAAGCAGTGGAGAAAGTATACAAATAGAAAAAATCAATAGCAGAAAAGAAGAGCCTTTCAATGTAGAATGGTTTCAACCATCTACCATCAGAGAAAATTCTACTTGTAAAGTTAAATTTGCAGGGTTGGTAGGTGACGCTGTTAGTCTATTCGATGTAGAATTTGAACTCACAGGAGTTACGATAGAAAGCGTAGTTGATGATATAATAGAAAATTTCAAAAACAATGATAATTTTTTATGTGAGAAATTGTCAGAAAATTCGTTCTATATAGAAAGAAAAGATAATCAAGATACTAATGAGGCTGTAGAACTTATAACCCCAGGAACGGCAGAACTATTTGAGAATAATTTGTCAGGCTTTGAAGATGGAACAACTCTAATAATAGAAGAGTTGGAATCTAAGAAGGCAATTGCATTTTGGATAAAGAGAGTTGTTAAGAAAAATGATTCTTGTGAGGTTGAAGGTTGTAAAGACTTATCTTGTGTGCATAATACAAAAGAAATATTGGAGGTTACGTTTTCTTACGATTAAGGCTTGCCATAGCAGCCTCCAGTTTTAAATGCCTTCAATCGAGGGCATTTTTAGTTGGAAACAGAATTTTAGTTGGTGAAACCAAATTGGAGAATCGTAATATGGACTACGGTTGTGACCGAGATTAAAAGTGGCTTAAAACCAATATTTTCTAAGTTAAAGTTTTCATTTATTAAAGTCGATACGCCAGAGTTATTTGGTATCGAGTTAAATGACGCATATTGTTTTTTGGGGTTTGTCAGTTGCGTCAACCTAATTATGATGAGTAGTAATATTTTCATAAAGGGGTAAGGGGTTTTGTCTTTGAGACCTTTTACTCTGAGTAGAAATTTATATAATGGAAAGACATGGTAACAATAACCAGAGTTGATTTTAGGAAATATTCTTTTGATTCCAACATACCAAGAGAGTTAGCAATTTGTAAGAAGGCATTAAGTTTATGGATAGATGGCTGCCAATATTCACAAGCGTATAAGGATAAAAAGTGGGATGGATATAAAAAGTTTTTTTCACCCAAACTTGAATTTGAAGTCGGATTGCTCGATGAGTTAACTTCAGACTTGGATTTGAAAAAAGTTGCTTATAAGATTGATGAACAAGATTTCAGAAAAGAAATTGTTGATAATTTTGTTTTGAAGGATTCTTTGAGACCGCATCAGAATGAATCCGTGACAGCATTTTTTCTTACAAATATGGGGATTATAAAGATTCCTACAAGAGGTGGAAAGACATTTGTATCAGGTGAAATTATAAGACAAATTCAAATAAATAACAGTAAGTCTGATTTTCTTTTCTATGTGGATACTACTGACCTATTCAATCAGACAGTAGAGGAACTTGCAAAATTTTTAAATGTTCAAGAAAAAACTATTGGAACAATAGATTCTTTCGGAGTAAATATAAAACAAGTCACAGTTGCTATGATTCAAACAGTGACTTCTATATATAGCAGAAAAAAGCCTGAAGCAAAAATACTTGATAGATATTTTAAACAGTTGAATTGTTTGATTGTTGATGAAATTCAAGAATTCATGTCTGAAAATAGAATGAAGTTGATGAAGAAATGTAAGAATGTCAATTTTTTACTAGGACTTTCAGCCACACCATTTAAACAAGGAAATCTAGTTGGGAATTTACAAATCAAAGAATTTTTTGGAGGAATTGTTTATGAAGTTCCTATCGAAAGACTTCAAGAAGAGGGTTGGTTGTCTACAGATAAAGTTGTTTTGATTTCTCATCAGCACACAAAGAAGATTCGTGTTCCTGAAGAAGACAAAAATTCAAAATATCAATTATATCTAAAGAAGTTGATACATGAGAATAAAGATAGGAATATGATATTGCTTCAGCTTATTCAACTGTGCAAGAAAAATAAGTGGAAGACTCTTGTGATATTCAATTCAAAACAACATGGTTATCTTATTAGCGATTTATCTGAATGCATGTTTATTTGTGGAGATGACAAAACCGACAAAAGACACGAAGAAAAAGAAAAATTTCTAAGAGGTCGTGGAAAAGTATTGTTAGCTAGTAATATTTATAAGAAAGGCATTACCTTGCCAGAAGTAGAAATTCTTGTAATAGCAGATGGAGGATTAGAAGGGAGTTCCATAATGCAAAAGAAAGGTAGAGTTTTGGGTGCTGTAGAGAATAAGAGCAGAGCAGTAACCATAGATATAATGGATATTGAAGACAACTATTTTTCAGGTCACAGTTTAAATAGATTAGATGTATATTCTGAAAGTGTGGGTTCTGACCGAGTTGAGGTATATGACGAAACAGACTTACTAGATGTAGAGCAATCAATTAAAGAATGGTTTGATGAATAAAGATTTGAGACTTGTAGTGGATTTATATAAATATCACATAATACAAATTACAAAGAATGCTTCATATAAATTCAAAATGACTCCAACTAGAAATCAAATGATTTTGAATTTTATAGAGTTATTTAAAAGTATGACTAATTCAGATTTCGTAGCAGAAGACAATTTAAGAAAGTTTATGGAATATCAGTTTAATTATTGGTATAAGCATGACGCTAAATATGGGAAGGGAACTTCTATACAGATTGAGTGGATAATTGGTTCTAAGGCTATTGAACGTTGGAAATCAAGAACAGATAAGCAGAAGAAAAAGACGGATTTCATAATAAGAAAAAATTTAAAGAAAGATGTTAAGTTTAGTGAAGTAGACAAAACAGCGTCAGATGATTATAAAAGAATTTTACTGAAAGTTAGAGATTCAGAAGAGAATGAAAAGGCTAGGTTTTATAACACTTCTAAGGGGTTCAGCTATTGCTTAATTAGTACATCGTTATATAATCACAAGTCCAAGTATTGTAGTTTATGTAATAAATCTTCTGAATGTAAGAAATATTTAGAAGAGAATTTCAATAAGGTTTATAAAGTTAGAGGATATCATAAAAATTAGAATATGACACAAATGAGATTTGATTTTGATAAGGAGAAAAGTCCTGAGTTACCATTTCCAGACGTAACACCTATAAATAATAAGGTTCTGAAGGAAATCACTATGCAACAAACTGCAAAGTATTGTGGAATTTCTTATAAGAAATTTTTATCTATTTTGGTTTCAAAACAAATTTTGGGAATGTCTAGTGATGGGAGATATTTGCCATTTCAAAAGTATAAATCCTTGCAATGGTTTATACAGAGAGGCATAATGCTAGATAAGGCAGGTTTCAGAGGTCTGATTCAAAAAGTTACGGTAACACCGTTAGGTTATACGGAGATTAAGAAGATAATACATGGAGAATAATCTGACTGATGAATATGTAATTGAGCTATTCAACTGTGCATTTAAAAATAATAACTTCTTTGAGGTTCTAACAGAGCATCTTAAATATTCGTATCTCACTCATGAGCACGAAAAGAAATTATGGAAGAAAGCACTGCAACTTTATACGCTGAATGGTAAGATTCCTTCAATAGGAGTTTTACAAATTGAGTTCCGAAAAGACGAGAAAGTAAAAGATTTAATATATGAGGTTAAGTCTTTAGATGAAGTCGACCAAAATGCTACAATTGAAGCCTTTCAAGATTTTATTAAAGAAAGCAAGTTTGTAGAATTGTTTCAATCTTCTGGAGAATTATATAATCGTGGCGAACAATCAAAAGCATATTCTGCTTTTATTAAAGGAGCAGAAGATTTGGCCAAGTTCAGTATAAAGGAACGTTTGTTTGACAAAGTTTTTGAAGATTTTGAAAGTCGTCAAATAGAAAGAATGTTGGATGATTCTCCAAGAAGAAAAGTCCCATTCTGTATAGAACAATTAGATGATGCTTCTAGGGGTGGCCCAGAAACAGGTGAATCAGTTCTGTTGATGGCAGAGTCTGGTATGGGTAAATCTCAATTCCTTGTTCATTATGCTGTTCAAACATCAAGAAGAGGTTCTAAGGTTGCCTTATTCCAAATAGAGGGTACAAAAGCTCAAGTCATGAATAGGCTAGATGCCTCTTGGACAGGTGCTCTTTATCATGATATTAAGAAAGGTGAAATTGAAGATGAAAGATATAAAAAGATTAAGAGTGTATTGAAAAAAATGCGTGGTGAGATTTTTGTGGAAGCATATGAAAAATTCGGTGGAGCAACAATCAATGATATACGAAGGTCTGTAAAAGACCTAAAGAAGATTCATGGTGATGAGTTAGATTTGGTTTGTATTGACTATTTAGAATTAATTGAGCTTGGTGATGGAGTTATTTATGGCCCAACAAATGAACGACACCGACAACAGAAGATAGGAAGATATTTAAAGGAAATAGCTATGGAGTTCGATGTAGTTGTTGCTACCGTTACTCAAGCCTCAAATCTACCTTCAGAACTAAAAAAGGATATAAATTTTGTAATGACCAGAGAGTTCTTATCAGAAGACAAAGGTAAAATTAGACCATTTGATTTCTTCTTTACTTTGAATCAATCTTATGACGAAATGAAATTTTTAGATAGGAAAGGTGATAGCTGTCCTAGAGTTAGAATATTTATAGACAAGATGAGAGAATACGCTTCAGGTCAAACAATAAAATTGATTACAAATTATTCAAGGTCGAGATTCTATGATAGAAAGAAAACTATTGAATACATAATTGATTTTGAAGACGAAGATGGAGAATAACTCTAAGATATCAGACGAAGATTTAAAATCCGTATTAGGGAAAGTCAAACTTGGTTCTCAAAACCATTATATATCAGATTGTCCGATTTGCGGAAAAACAGGACACTTCTATATAAAAAGAAACACCCAATTGTGGGATTGTAAGAAATGTGGAGAAAGTGGCAATATAATTTCTCTATTAATTGCTGTAAATAAATTATTTCTTTTAGGTGAATACAAATCAATCGACAGAGAAAAAATAACTCTTCTGAATGAATATTTAAAACAATTCGATGAAGATTTGGATACAGCAGTATCTGAACGAAAAAAGCCTGTTGGGTTCAAAAGAGTTTCTAAAGACTCATATCTTGAAAAAAGGAAGTTAACACAATCGAATTTCCAAAAGTTTGATATTGGATACTCTAATTTGACACCATCCTTAAAAGATTATGTGATATTCCTAATAAAAGAAGATAATCTGACTAGAGGTTACGTTGCTAGATTAAATTGGAGCAAGGAAAAAATAAAAAGATACGAGAATGAAACAGGAATAAAAAAACCTAGATACAGAAATGATAAGGGTGCAAAATTTTCAAACCTACTTTTTGGTTATGATGAAATCAATGAAAACACTAGTACAGTCATATTAGTAGAAGGCTTGATTGATAAGATTACATTAGATAATATACTTTGTCTTGATGAGCAAGACGAAATTAAATGCTGCGCTACATTCGGCAAAAAGATTAGTCAATTTCAGATATTAAAATTGTTGAGTAAGAATTTAAAGAAGGTCATTTTGATTTTCGATGATGACGCAATACCTGAAATGAAAAAGTACGGTAGTTTATTGTCAAATTTCTTTCTAGTGGAAATGACATATACAATAGGCAAGGATATAAATGATTCTGATGAAGATGATGTTATTGATATGTTCAATAGGTTAATGTCCGTGGAAAAATTTAACAGAAGTGCTGTAAAGATTAAGTTATGAAGCCAAAAGATAGACATATTTCTATTCTTGAATATTTCAATAGATTACAATTGGAGTTCCTATTGTATGAATTGCGTTCAAAGATTTACCCTGCTGCAGAAGATAAGGTAAAATTCAAAAGAGTCTTACAATTCAAAAAAGACAAGATTGACGATATATCTAAAAAGAACACGTTGGTTTCTATTTTCGATGATGAAATCATGAAAAGAGAAATGGTAGATGCATTATTTGGAAACGAAAATATGCCGTCTGATTTCAATAAGCGTGATAAATATTTCTATTATTTTGTCGGTTCAGATTTCTCTTATAACAGACAAGGTTGTAAGCTAATCAGTTATGATTTTAATGATAGTACAGCTATTATAGAAAAGAATTCAGAAAAATTTACTGTAGATTTAATACAGATAAGAAGAATTTTTTAAAAATATTTTGGAAAAAATTTTGCCGATTAAAATTAATTATAGAACTTCGTTTAAGAATTAATTAGTAATTGTGAAATTTTTAAAACTGTAAATTATGTCAAAAGTTGGAACGACTGAGTTCGTCAGAACTAGAAGGTCAGAAAGAAACACCCAAACCATTATCGATGGTAATGCGATTCAAATTAAGGAGGGTGATGAAATAAAGGTTAACTTCTATAGATGGGGTGATGAATCTACAAGTCCTGTATCAGGCGATATTTATGTTAATAATGATTTAGTGGGTTGGATGTTGATTGATGATTTGAGAGAATTATTGACTGAGTTATTTGATAATGCTAAAACATTTGAAGTATGAATAAGATGACTTTAACAGACAGATATTTTTTCAAGTACGAACATCTAGCTAAATACTATGCTGATAAAATTTGGAAAAGTGGCAATATAGGGATGGACAAAGAAGACCTTGCACAAGAGTTTAGGGTAAAATTAATTACTTCTATTAAAGCGTATGCAATCAAGTGTAACGATTTTAGAAAAGGGAAAGGATACAAACCAGTTCCGATAGAATTTTATTTGAAAAGCACTCTTCTACAAAAATCTAAGGATTTTATGAGACATATAAATAGAGTTGAATTTATTCCTATGTCGTCAATAAATTTCGATTACGGAATGGACCAAAAAGAATCTTTAGATGCGAGCAAAGGAGAATTTGTAATTGACGGGTTCGATATTCTTGACTTATTTAAAGGTGAGGAAAAGAAGATGATGAAATTTCATCTTAAAGGAATAGATAAAGAAAAGATTGAAAAGATTTTCAAGAATAGTAAACTAGACCCAATATCAACTAATAAAATAAATTTGAAAGTCCTAAAGGATTATTTGGCGAGAAACAATACAGAAGTTAGAGAGTTTGTGACAAGTCATTACGATGATTGAAAATATTTCAAAAATAATTGTAAAAAAGTTTTGTAGAATAAAAAATAGTTTCTAATTTAGCTGTAAGATTGTTCTTAACAAAGTTAAATAGAACAAAACAAAGAATAAGTTTAATTTTAATTGTAAATTGTAAATGCTATGGCAAAAAAAGATGTAAAGTTAGATAAAGACCAATTGAAAGGACTTTCTAACGTAGGTATCACAGGAGTAAAGACTGTTGAAGAAGCAAGAGAAAAAATGATTGAATTCTTGAATGAGAATGATATCGAAGATGTTGAGGACGACTCTTACGAAGATTTGTACGAAATGGTTGATGCTATGTACGAAGATAGCGACCAAGCTAAAGAGGATTTAGCTGACGAAGTTGAAGAGGATGAAGAGGATGAAGACGAAAAGCCTGCTCCAAAGAAAAAATCTTCAAAGAAAGTTGTCGAGGAAGATGAGGATGAGGATGAAGATGAAGACGAGGACGAGGACGAGGACGAGGATGAAGACGAGGATGAAGATGAAGACGAAGAAGAGGCACCTGCCCCAAAGAAAAAGTCTGCTAAGAAGTCTGTCGAAGTAGAGAAAAAGAATGACAAGATTCAGAAGACAGTGGATAAGAAAGCTAAAAAGGAAACTGTAGATAAAGTTAAGAAAACAGCTGAATCGAAAGTTTCTAAACGTTTGAATCCTTTGGTGTCAGAAGATGATGCGAAGAAATTCAATGCTTTAAAGAAAGCATTAGGAAAAGACTTTGAATACAACTTTATTGCAAATGGAGGTGTTTCTGTAAAATTCTTAGGAAAAAATAACAAGAAAGTATTCATGTCATTTGATTCACCTAAAGTTACTAAAGATGGTGAAATTATCGGACGAGTTTATATGTCTTCTGTTCGTGATGAAAATGTTCTTCGTGAATTATTTGGAGAAGATTTTGAAATCAAGAAGTCTTGGTCAGGTAATATGCTTGTGATGGGTATCTCACTAGACGAATTGGTTGAGTGTATCGAAGAAAATAAAGATGCATTTGATACTGTTGTTTCAAATCTTTCTAAGAAAGATGAGAAGTTAGGTAAAAATCGTGAGAAGATGGAAAATGATTTGAAATCTTCAAACAAGAAAAAAGTAGAGAATATTAAATCTAAGAAAGAAGAGGCACCTGTTGCTCCTATCAAGAAAAAATCTAAGAAATAATTAAATCTAATTGATATGTAATAAAAAGGCACTCGAAAGGGTGCCTTTTTTAGCATAGTTACTAAAAATAAAAAATCTTTATTATGACTTTGAAGAATATTATTAATGACTCTGTAGTAACATCTTGCTTCTCTGAAACATATCCGTTCATAAACAAGTATGTTATAGAGAACGGAGATTCTGTAGAAAGTAGAAATGGCGACACAAGAGAAATCATCGATTTCAAAACTACGCTTACTAATCCATACAAAAGATGTGTCGGGAACAATTCCAGAGATATAAACATATTTTTCTTATTAGCAGAAGCTATCTGGATTTTCAGAGGAGAAAAGGATGTGGAATTTTTAGATATATTTAATTCTAATATGAAGAATTATTCTGACGATGGTAAGACATTCCATGCTCCATATGGTTTTAGACTCAGACATCATGGTGTTTCTTCTTTTGATAGGACTTTACCTACTTCACCAGAAAATAATGGCCATGCCGTAGAGCAATCTAATAATGGAGTCGACCAGATTCTTCAAACGTTAAAAGATTTACACAAAGATTCTGAAACACGAAGAGCAGTAATGCAAATTTGGAATGCAGACTTGGATTTAGGAACTTCTTCAAAAGATTTACCTTGTAATGATATGGTATTCATAAAAATCCGAAATGGAAAATTGAGAACTACTATTTCTAATAGAAGTAATGATTTACATTGGGGACTTCCAACCAACGTTTTTCAGTTTAGTTTCTTAACTGAGATTATGTCTAACATATTAGGATTAGAGTTAGGAACACAAACTCATAATTCTCAAAGTCTACATATTTATAACGACAATGAGATTGCTTGGAAGATGTACGATGAGATTCAATTAACTAATGGTAATTTTGAGGATTTGTACAGCGTATTCGTACCTGGTAAAATGGATATGTGTTTCGATGCAGAATCAATTGAAGGCAGACTTTCAGAAGTAGATTATTTTCTAAGCATGATTATTGATTCAATAAAGAACAATAAGAGAATAACCGAAACAGAAGAACAAACTTTATGTAAATTTTCTAAATATTTACACCTTGTTTACGACTTATTGATGTTATATGTTGATTATAAAGGAACTGAGCGAAAAGACACTGACAAATGGAAGACGATAGACAAATTGACTATTTTATCCAACTTTTATCCATCGTTAGATATAATAGCATTATCTGTTAATTTCTTTGCGACTAAAGTAAAAGACAAAGAAATAGTTTCTGTTAACCTTACTTCTCCAATAGGAAAAATGTAATGAAGGAATTGAAGGATTGGATTGAACAAAAGTCTATTAAGTGCACGATTGAAAAAAACGTGTTAGATGTACAAGATTTTGGTAAATTAGTCTTCATAGAAGAAAAAGAAGGAAAAGTGATATCAAGTGACTTTTCCTTCATCCTAACTGAAGATGAATTTTACAGAATATCTGAGGATGATATAAAATATATCCTATTTAAATGGGGTGATAAGTTTTACTATTCTGAAAAGAAGATTAGGAAAGACGAATATAATGAAGACATCTTTGTTCCTGAATTTAAAGATTTTATAAACATCGGAGTGTATGTTTCAGAATTGGATATAGACTTTGTTCATTTAGGAGTTCATACTGGTTATGAGTTATTAAACGGCTCAGCAGAACCAGAATATTGGATTTCTAAGGCATCTTTCTTAAATCAGAAATGCATTGGTTTGTCTGATAAGAATACATTAGCTGCCACACTACCATTCCAATTAGCTTGTAAGAAGAAAGGCATCAAATCAGTTCTAGGACAAACAGTATCGGTTGCATATGATTTCGATTCTTCAGACGAACATCATTCGTTGTTTGATTTGAAGTTATTTGTAAAAAATGAACAAGGTTGGAGGAATCTTCTAAGAATAGGGAAAGCAATAAATGTAGAATATGACAAGTTCATTCCAGAAGACGAGTTGTTTGAGTTTGTTGACGGAATAATTTGTGTGATTCCTTTAGATAGTTATTTTAATCATAACATAACATCTGAGTCAGCCAATAAGATTTTAAAAAAATACAAAAAGTATTTCAAGAAAGATTTGTATTATCAAATTGATTCTGTAGAGTTCGAGGATGATTCTGTAGATATGCAACATTTGAGTAATATGAGATTCTACATAGACAACTTCAGTGACGTTTTGAAGCCTGTTATGATAAATGATTCTTATTATATAGAGAAAACAGATTACAAAATAAAATCAATTTTGAACCAAGTCGATAGAAAAACAAGGCTATCTTCTAAAGACCAATATTATAAAACTGTAGACCAGGCATTAGATAAAATTTTGCCTCTTTTTTCAAAAAATCCTGAAAAATTCGATGTTATATTAGAGTCAGTTTCAAATACCGTAGTCATAGCTGAATCATGTGACTATTCTATTGATACTGGAAATCACAAGTTGCCTAAATTTGAACATCCTGATTCGGAATCATTATATCACGAATTATTAGACAAAGGATTTCAAAAGAAAGTAATAGATAAATTCCATGATGACGAAGATAAAATAATCAGTTACTACAAAAGACTTGAAGAAGAAAATAGTGTAATTGTAGGAGCAGGATTTGTTGATTATTTTCTAATGCTTTGGGATGTTGTGGAATGGTGTAAAACACAAAACATACTTGTTGGACCTGGTAGGGGTTCTGCTGGAGGTTCTTTGGTTGCTTATTTATTAGGCATTATAGAAATTGACCCTATTCAATATAACTTGTTATTTGAGCGTTTTTTGAATAAGACACGTGTATCTGGAGAGAGAGCAAAGTCTGCTGATAGTCTGCCTGATATAGACATAGATTTTGAAGGAATAAGAAGACAAGATGTTAAAAAATATATCGAAGAGAAGTACACACAGAATAACGTTTGTTCGATAGGTACTTATGCCAGAATGAAGAACAAATCTGCTTTGAAAGATTTCTCCAGAGTGTCGGGCATTTCATTCCAAGATGCTAATTTTGCAACAAAGGAGATACCTGATGTAATTGGTAAAAGTTTTTGGGGTGATATATTCAAAAATGCTTGTGAAAAACCTGTACTGAAGAAATTCGTTCAGAATAATACAGAAGTTTGCGACTTAGTTAGAATATCTATCAACCAACCTAAAACATCTTCAATACACGCATCTGCTGTTCTTATAGTTCCGAAAGAAGATAAGAATGGAAATCCCATGACTATATATGATTGGATGCCTGTAAAAAAGATTGACGGACAATTAGTATCTGAATGGGAAGGGAAATTTATTGATGCTGCAGGATTTTTGAAGGCTGATATTTTAGGTATTTCTCAGTTAGACAAATTTAGAAATATACTTGATTTAATAAAGAAAAATAGAGGAAAAAAGGTCAATCTAAATAAGATAAAAATAGATTTGCCTAGTGTGATGGAATTTTTTAAATATGGGTGGAGCGAAGATGTATTTCAATTTGGGACATCAGGTTTGAAGACTTATTCTAAAAATGTTAGACCAGATGGTATCGAAGATTTGATTTCTATGAACGCCTTGTTCAGACCTGGACCAATGGATTCAAATGCTCATAAAGATTTTGCCGATATAAAACACGGAAAGAAGAAAGCTATATTTGACCCATTCATGGAGATAGTAACTGAAAATACGCACGGACTTTATGTGTATCAAGAACAGATAATGCAAGCCATGGTTGTCGGAGGATTGTCTCTTGTGGAAGCTGACGAATGCAGAACTTATATAAAGAAATTCGATAAAGAAAATCTTGGAAAGTTTAGAGCGAGATTTGTAGAGAATTATTCTAAAATGATTGACGGAGATTGTGATGGCGCAGAAGCCGTTTGGGACAAGCTAATGGCATTCTCTAGTTATGGTTTCAATAGGTCGCACTCAGCGGCATATGCTTTAATGGGATATTGGTGTCAATATTTGAAAGTAAAATATCCTTTAGAGTTTTGGACTGCCTCATTAAATTTTGCGTCTTATGATGAAGAAGTTCCGAATAGGATTTCAGAGATACGTAAAATAGGTTCTGAGATAAAAATAAAGCCACCATGTGTCAATAAGTCTGACTTATTTTTCGTTGGTTTCCCTGACGATAATAGCATATATTGGTCTTTAACTAAGATTAAGAATGTGGGATTAGTTGCAGCCAATGTAATGCTGAATGAACGCAATGAGAATGGAGACTTCAGCGACTTAGAAGATTTTATGAATAGAGTTCCAAAAGCCAAGGTGAACAAAAGAGTTGTTAAGGCTTTGATAATTTCAGGAGCATTCGATAATATAGGAGGTCAATATGGATTGCCATTGGAAGACGAAAAAAGCAGAAAGACGTTATTAGAAAATCATTCCAAATTAACAAAATCAGACCCATATCCTGAGACACTTGACGCTAATTCTAATTCTAATTGGTACTGGGTTACAGAACAGAAAGCACTAACAGGATTCGGAGACATAAACTTCTTGTCTCTTCTTCAAAGATACGAGAAGAAAAATAAAGTGAAGCATCTTGTTAAGAATTTTGTATCTGCTGAAGAGTACGATAAAAAGTCTTATAAGGATTTGAAATTTCCTAAAGATGCTACAATAGTAGGAAGGATAATGTATATTAAACATCTGAAATACAAACAATCAAAATTGCCATATGCTAGAGTTTCTGTAGAATCTAACAATGTTGTTATGATTGTGACTGTATGGAACGATTGTTATGAGAGAGTTATAGAAAAATTAGACAGATTAGAAAAAAATAAGTCTTTGGTTGCAATAAATTGTAAGATTACTTATCAAGAGCAATATGGTAAATCTATAAATACTGTAAGCGAAAGGAGAGGTTCAACAGAACGCAGAACAGAGTTCCTAGTAATAAATTAAGATAATATGTTTGAAGTTGGAGATAAAGTATTGTGTATTAATGATTCTATAAAGTCAGAAATGATTTTTCCGATAATCAATATGTATGTGAATTGGGTCAAGAAAGGAAAACCATATACTGTCAAAGAGATTTATTTCAATGATGATATAGTGGTAGGAATTTTATTAGAAGAGATTTCAAATCCTGCAATATTTATAAAATTGATTAACAGAATGCAAGAGCCTGCATTTGCTACTTGGAGATTTGAAAAAAGAACATCTGCACAAATAGAAGAAACGAATGAAGCAGAGTTAAGTATTATCGAACAAGAAATATTAGCAAATGAATATAATTGATAAAATCTTCCATGACCCTGATTTCGACCAATTAAACAATATGGTTCGTTGGAATGGATTAAATAGAATTAAAGATGAAACAGTAGCTCATCATTCATTCTTTGTAGCTATGGTTACTAGGTTGTTGTCTGAAGAAATTTTTGACAAAAATGATTGTCAAAATAAGCTATTTGCAACTACTTATGGGATGTTCCATGATTTCGATGAGATGTTCACAGGAGACATTGTTCACGGTGTAAAGTATGGAACTAAACATGGTGAAGAACTAAGGTATTTGCTGGAGTTGATAGTTAAAGAAAAAGTAGCAGAAAAGTTTGACACGTCCAGAAATTCTGAAAAACTTATGTCTGATATTATGTCTTTAGAAATACCATATCACATAAAGAAGTTAGTAAAGGTTGCGGATTGGTTGTCCATGTTATTTTATCTAAAAAAGGAATTAAGCCTTGGCAATACTGCTCTTGTTGAGCAGCAAATATATTGTGTTCAAAGAGTTAAGGAATCTTGTATTGATGCTATGCCTTATCTTAAAAACTATAATACGACTATTTTAATAGAAATAATAGACAAACAAAAATGGATTTAACTGAATTAGAAAAATCAAACAGGGCCAAATATGGTGACAAAGAGTTTGACCAGATTTCTTTGAATTACAGAAAAGGAATTGAATATGGAGATGTTTGGACTTCAGAGAATGTAAAGCGTTATTTGGATAGGTTCACAAGACCTGGAAGTTCAAAGGCTAGGAATTTAACAGACTTATTGAAAGCCAAAGATTATCTTGAAAGGATGATTGAGGTGCATCAAAACACAAACAGTATTAAACACGAAATATTAGAGTAATATGAGAAGTAAAGAATTAATATTCAATATTGGCGAAAAGGTAGTCAAATTTGAAGTTGGGGATTTCAATGATATTGACATAGATATGATTTTGAAAATTGATTATTCAAATCTGATGGCGGAATTAATCACATTCCCTGTTGTTGTGAATAAATTCGGTTTACTTGCTGCGGATATGGATAATGAATTTCAACAAGCCAAATTGGATTTGTCGATTTACGAAGCGAAGCGAAAAAATCAGTTGAGAGATGAAATGGAGACTTCAGATGAAAAGGGCAAAGTCAAAAGAGCGACTGTGGATGAGGTGGAAAGTGCTTTACTTTGTGATAAGATTTGGAAGGTGAAGAGAGTCAAAATGCACCGAATACAGAAAGAAAAAGAGTATATGTATTCTATTTATCAAGCTGCTAGGGATAAGTCAACTAAGCTGGATAAATTGAGTATGACTCTGAGACCTGGAGATGTAGATTTAGATATAATTCAAAGACAGATGAATAATGTCTACTTTAAGATAAAGGACGGAAAAATCAAGTAACAAGGTTAATTAAAAATAAAAATAAATCAATGGCAAATTTAAGAAGCAAGTACAAGCCTGCGAAGGTTGATTTACTTAAACAAAAGGTAGACAAAGAAAATGAGCTCATAGGAGCATTTTCAAAAAATGAGTTCTTGGAAATTGAAGAAGGAAAAACAAACAAGTTCCGATTATTCCCAGCTCATGACGGTGTGGATTTCTTTATATTAAGAAAGAGACATTGGCTTACTATCGAAGGTGAGAATGGAGACCCAGTCAAGAGAACTGTATTGAACTCTAGACAACATGGAGGAACAAAATTAGATGTAATTGATGAGTATGTTGATTACTGCAAAAAACACCTTGATGATAAGGATAAACTTTCTAAAGTAACTGACTGGAAAGGTGGTCTTGGAGCAGAGCATTCTTGGATTGCTTATTCAGAAAAAATCTCAAAAGAACAAAGAGAATTTGGATTGATTTCTTTTAAGAAAACTGTTCGTGATGCTATCAATAAAGCCACTTTTGTAGAGGATGATGATGAACCGATTGAAGTTGACCCATTCACTGATATTGACGAAGGTCTGCCTTTGTTGATTAAATATAATTCTAAGCCTAATAAGAAAAAAGGTGAAGATTACTACGAGGTGTCTGTAGGAAAGAAAGCAACACCGATTTCAGATGAAAATCTTGAGAAGTTCGATAAGGCTAAGTCATTACAAGAACTTTATTTGAACGTGTATAGCACTAAAGATTTTGAACTTGCTTTAGAAGGTTTAAGATTCTTTGATTCTGAGCATGAGATTGATTTCTTTGATGATGAAGATTGGTTAGAGATTGTTGAGAAGGTTAAGTCTCAATACGGAGATTCTGATGACGATGACGATGACGAAGATGAAAAACCTAAGAAGAAAACTTCTAAGAAGCCTGAGCCTAAGAAAACTTCTAAGAAAGTAGTTGTTGAAGACGATGAAGATGAGGATGAGGATGAGGATGAGGATGAAGATGAAGACGATGAGGATGAAGATGAGGATGAAAAACCAACTCCAAAGAAAAAGCCTGTCAAAAAAGTAGTTGTTGAAGAGGATGAAGACGATGAGGATGAAGACGATGATGATGAAGACGATGAGGATGAAGACGAAAAGCCTAAGACCAAAGGAAAGATGAGTATGGATGATATTCGTGCAAGACTGAAAAAAGGTAAAAAGTAATCTTTGAATTTATAATATGAAAGGGGAGTTAATTGCTCCCCTTTTTTAAACATTAAAATTATGAGCGTTGTTGATAAATTAGTTAAGAGATTCAATAGTGAAGATGTTGTTAAATTTTCTGACAAGGATAACTTCAGAGACAACAAAAGTTGGGTTCCAACAGGAAGTCCTGAATTGGATTACAACTTAGGAGTGCTAGGTTTCCCCACAGGAATGATAGAGATTGCTGGACTTTCTAGGTCTGGCAAGACAACTTTAGCATTACAAGGAATGAAGCATTTCTTAAAGAAACAAAAGGATGGGATTGCTGTCATACTTTCTTCAGAGAATAGAGATAACAAGGATTATGCTATCAAAATAGGTATTGACCCCTCCAAAGTAGTTATCATAAAGATAAGGTATGTTGAGGAGATGTTTATGAAGGTCAAAAAATTAATAGAAGATGTTAAAAAAATCTTCAAAGAAGAGGGTATGGATGAAAATCCAAAGTTTTATTTCATGTGGGATTCTTTAGGTGCAACGTTGTCTAAGGCTGAATTAGACACTTTAGAAGAGAATACCAAGACTATGGAATCCAAACTAGCTAAAGGTCAGGACATATCAGAATTGAAACATGCTCAAATGGCGTCTTTTGCTAAATCTGCTAAAATGTTTGCTAAATTTCTAACTGGAGAGATGTATAACTCTATTGTGCATTTTATAATTTTGAATCACGTACACGACCAAATAGGTGGTATGTCAAAGGAGAAGAAATCAGGAGGTGGAGAATGGATACAATTTTTTCCTACCATTAGATTAAGAACAACTTTAGTTGGACATGAGAAAATTGATGAGATAGAAGTTGCACAATACACCGAGATGAAAGTTGTTAAGAATGACTTTGGGAGCAGAAAGAAAACGAAAGTAACAATATTGTTAGGATATGGTATAATTCTTTCAGATGAAGATATACAATATGCTGTAGACAAAAATATAATCAAAAAGAAATCTGCTACAGTTTATGATTTCATGGGTAAAATGCAATGGAAGAGCAAGAGGACTTTCTTTGAGCTTTATTATGAAAGAAATAAATTGTTAGACATATTGACTAAGAAAATAACCGATGTTAGACACGATGATGTGACTGAAGAACGGTATCCATCTCACTAGCATAGTTTATTATAAAAATACCGAATAAGGATGAAGACTATATCAGTACTATTAACAGATACACATTTGAAAAAAGACAATCTTGACTTAGTTGAGGATATTTTCATCCAAGCTTGCGAGTTGTGTAAATCAGAAGGTTGTAATACTATAAGTCACGCTGGAGATTGGTTCACCAATAGAATCGGACAAAATCTTCAGACATTACTAAGGATGAAGAAAATCTTTAATATAGTTGATTCATATGGCCTAGAAATTATAGGTATTGGGGGCAATCATGACAAGACAGACCAAGATAGTGAATCAAGCTATTTAGATGTATTTGATGGCTACAAATCTTTCACTTTAATAAGAGATAGTGGTCACATAATAATTGGAAATGTATTTATAGGTTTTCTGCCTTATTTTACTGGTTCTTATTCAAAAAGATTAGAAGATTTAGAAAAAGTTTCTAAGTCAAAAAACAAAGCGATAAACATACTAATAACTCATAAATCATTCAACGGAGTTCGCAATAATGACGGGAGTATTGTTGAAGATGGTATCTCAGTTAAGCGTATGAAAAAATGGGATAAGGTTTTAGTTGGTCACTACCATGATGCTTCTTTAATAGGAAATTTTATACATTACATAGGTTCTGCATATCAAGCTAATTATGGAGAGAATATTTCTGATAAAGGATTCACATTGATAAAATCAGATGGCAGTCTTGAATTTGTACAATCTAAATTTAAAAGATATATAAAGGTAAAACTTGACGCTTCAGATGTATCTTCAATAGAAAATGAATTAGAATTTCACAGAGAAACAGAAGACAATGTAAGGTTCATATTTCAAGGAAGTAAGACTGATATTGACAAAATAAACCTTTCAAAATTTACAGATGAAGGAATAGATTGTAAATTCGAGTCAGAAGAAATAAATGGTGAGATTCTGAAAGTTGAAGAAGGTGAATTCACACAAATGGATTCTAAGAAGATAACTAAGCATTTTATTGACTATTGCAGAATTCAGAATATTTCGACAGATAATCGAAAACAAGGATTAAAGTATTTGAAGTTATGAAAAGAGTCATAGCAAGAAAATATAAGAGGTGTTCTGAAAGTTGTTATATCAGATGTGGCAACAGCTTTAAGAAAGTAGATGGCAAACCGATAAAATTTGAAGAATTTGATAATTTTGATTTTTTCATAAGTAAAAAAATAAAGGGTAAATTAGTTCTTTGGATGGTTACAGAAGCAGTAACAGGCACAAGATTGACACCGTATTACACTAAATTATCAAAGACCTTAAAATCTGCTAATGATATATTGAAATCTAAATCAAAGTTAGATATAGTCAAAGCAATACATAAGAGAGTTGGGGAAATTTATTTGCCTCCTAATTTTAAATTTGTACAAAATCCTAATAAAGTTAAGTATGTGGCAAGCAAAGTCAATAAAGATGACAGCCTTGATGACGCACTCAGAAACAGAGTACGAGTTCTCAAGAAATAGATGTACGATGGTATTCGGGGTTAATGATACTGACCCTGGAGCAGACAGTAATGGTTCTGGTAAATCCACGTTGATTGAAGCAATATCCTTAGCAACGACTGGTTTGACTTGTAGAGATGTTAACAAAGAAGATTTTATACAAGATGGAGAAGATTGTACTTATGTCGAATTTAATCTTGATAATCAATTAAGTGATGTAAATGAATTGTCAATCAGAAGATGGTTTCATAGAAAGAAATCTGCTAGGGTTGAAATCTGGGAAAATAATGAACTCAACAAGGAGATAACATCAGTCAATGAAGCTAATCAAAGGATATATGAATTGATTGGTTTGTCTAGAGAAGATTTATTACATTTTTTTATTATAGGGCAAGATACCAATTTTTCATTCTTGACTGTGAACGATACAGAAAAGAAAAACATAATATCTAGGTTATCGAATACTGATAAAATTAGTACTATTGTAGATAATCTGAAAATACAGAAGAAAGAATTAGAGTCTTCAAAACTAAGAAAAATAGAAGATTCAATAAATTCCTTAGATTCTAAAATTGAGGTTTACGAACAAGACATTGATGAATTGAGAAATTCTAAAGTTGATTCTAATGATACAGAGATAAGACATCTCAAAGAGGATATAGTTGCCTTACAATCAGAAACTGATATGTTGATAGTGGCTAAAGGTGAACAAGGAATCCTAGTTAAAGAATTGAAGAACAAGAACAACCTTATTAATGTTGACGAGAGCACTTTAAAAGAGGCAAGGCTGTCTTTAGATTTAATAGAAGACAAGTTAAAGAAAGCTAAAATCAAAACAAGAAATATAGAATCCACAATAGAACATTTAGGAACTATAAAAGAAGGTGCAATATCTTGTCCAGCTTGCGACCATGAGTTCAATCCTTCATCCGAGATTGATGTTTCAGAGATTGATGAATTGATAGAATACTCTGAAGAAGAGTTGCAGATTGCCAAGTCAAACGTGAAGAAAATACAAAAGAAAATAGTCTTAAAAGAACAAGAAATTAATACTATAAAAGAACAATCTACAAAAAAGCAAGAATTAGTTTTGAAGATTAATAGGCTTGAAAATAAGATAAAAGGTATAAATGACGAGATTGATACAAATAATAGGAACAGAGAAAAATTAAAAGACTCAATAGAAAAATTATCTAAGATTTCTGATAATAAGAGCAAGATTAAGGAAGTTAGACTAAAATTAGCAGAAACTGAGAAACAGAAGCGTTTTAAGAATGAAGAACTAGATTTACTCAAAGGAGAAATTTCTGATATAGACTTTTGGATTCACCACTTTGGTAAGAAAGGATTCAGCACTTATTTAAGTAATAAGAGTGTGAAGATAATCGAAGGTATGACGAACAGTTATTTAAAGAAGTTCAATTCAGATTTGCAAGTTCAGATTGATGGATTTACAGAGTTAAAAAACGGTGAACTGTCTGAGAAGATTAACGTTTCTATTTTGAGGAATGGTAGTAATTTAGGCAGTTTCAAGAGATATTCTGGAGGTGAGAAAGGTCGTATAAATCTTGCTAATATCGTGGGACTTCAGAAGTTAATGAATATGTCTGCTCCAACAGGTGGACTTAATTTGTTGATATTAGATGAAGTATTTGATGGATTAGATGCGACTGGACAAAGAGATGTTGTGAATATCTTAGAACATATTGGGGTTACTACGATGGTTGTTTCGCATAGAAATGACCCTGTGGGAGCAGAGAACGAATTATACATAAAAAAGATTGACGGAGTCAGTCGAATTTTAAATTGATATGGCTAAGACAAAATCAAAACAGAAATTAATCGATGATAAAGTCGGTAGGGCAAGAAAGATAAAAACAGCTAGCAAACCTACGAATATAAATATTATGGCTATCGACCAAGCTACAAAATGCGGAATAGCTTGGGAATTAGTTGGCGAGAATTACCGATGCGATATGTGGGATTTGTCTATAAAGAGCAAGGAAAGTCAAGGCATGAAATGGATTAGATTCGAGTCCAGATTGAAAGAATTTATTATTAAGAACGGCATAAATGTAGTAGCTTATGAATTGCCGTCAGGTAGGAACATAAATCCTATTATACACTCAAGTAAATTGATTTGTATAATAGAAAAATTGAGTACCGAACTAGGAGTTGAATACATTGAGTTCTCTGCAGCAGAGATTAAAAAATTCGCCACATCAAGTGGTAATGCTGGCAAACCTTTAATGATTGAATTTGCTGAAAGATTATGGGGCTATAAAGGTTCTGATGATAATGAAGCAGATGCTATTCATATTTTACACTTACTAAAATCTAAGATTAATGGATAGCACAATGAAAAAATATAATTTCTGTTGTTTAGACTGCTCTTGCGGTAATAACAAGAATAACTTCGTTATAGAAATGACTGAAGAAGAAAAGGAGGAAAACGATGTTAAATGTCCAAATGATGAATCTAGGATTTTGAAGTGTTTAGGCTATACTCCTTCTTGGGGCATTAATAAGTTTAACTCTATGACCCCAGACCAGAAACAAGCTGTTTTAACGAAGCGTTCCAGAGAGCATTACAAGAAAGATATCAAGGAGCAAAAATACGTTAAGAACAAAGAGTTAATCAAAAAATTCAAAGGCTGATGCATTTTACATTATTCAAAATAGCAGAGCCAGAATTTAACAGGAAAAGGGTTAATGGCTACATCCTTAAAATACAAAAGAGTGGTAATGAAAGATTAGTCTCAGATTTAAAGTTTGAGTTGTTTAAAATGATGAAGAAAATAGTCATTAAGAACGTAACTAACTATCAGATGCTCTTTAGAAATTCTAGTGTAAATCACGAGTGTCTTGAAAAGGATGAGATAGAAACTGAATGCTATATAGTTTTAGACAAATGTGTTTCAAATTACAAAGTTCATGCTAAGAGTTGCTTTTACTTTTACTACAATAAATCTTTAACTAGAAGCCTGTTCAGGATGTTTCAGAAAGAGGTTAGAACTAGTGAGAAATTTCAGGACTTTCACAAGCATGAGATTCATAGACCAGCTATTCAAAACTCTAGCCAATATGACATTGATTTCCTTATAACATTTCTTGATTTAGATAAAGTAGATACCTTAGTATTGAAGTCAAAGTTATTAAACGAAAAGAAGGATGAATTCTTAAATAGAAAGAGCAGAGTGACTTCTTCACAATACCAAAATTCTATTAAGAAAATTAAGAAACAAATTGTAATATTCAGCGAAGATGAAGAATAATAAAATGTATGCAGAACTTGTGAATGAGGTTACTGCACTAACAGATGCAGGACACGATTTACTGGAGGTTCAGATAGGAGATAATGTCGATTTCTTTCTTGTTACTTCATTCGAGCCACCTGTTGGAGGAACTGTCCATACAGCACCTTATTTGCAATTTGAGGGAGTTCTTATAAATGATTTCCTTTGTAGTTCTATTTTCAATCAAGGCAATATTGCAGGATTTAATTCTGTTTTTAATGGCAAATTTGCATCAAAGCCTAAGACGAAATTCAAATTTAGTGAGAGACATCTTTGGAGATTCTATACTAATTAAACATGGAAGATTCTAAATATCAAAAAAGGATTTATAAGGAGATTGTAGATTCTAATACAAATATTATCATCGGTGCTGTCGCTGGGTCAGGGAAAACAACAACTCTGATAGGATGTCTGAATCTAGTTCCTAAAGGCAAAGATATTGCATTTTTAGCTTTCAACAATGCTATCGTTGAGGAGTTGAAATCTAGGATAAAGAGAAGAGATGTAGTGGTAACAACTATGCATTCATTCTGTTGGCGGTCTGTAATGAAAAGCAAAGGATATAAGTCTGAATTGAAGCCCAACAAATCTTTAGACCATATAAAGAAAGTGTTAATAAAAAACAAGGTTGATATAAAGAGAACAGCATATTATCAATATATATTGTCTAATATAGTAGATTTAATGAGGATGACCCTTACATTTGACAAAGAAGAGGTTATACAACTCGCATTTCATCACGATATAAATATTTCTGAAGAAGAGGCAGATATGGCTGTTGAAGTTCTCAAGTTGATGGATAAGGATGATAAAGTATTCGATTTCACCGACATGATTTACCGTGTTGTTTCAGAAGATTTAAGGGTTGCTAAATTTGATTACGTTTTTGTTGATGAGAGTCAAGACCTTTCCAGATGCCAACAAAACATAATAACTAAGATTTTAAAGAAAGATGGAAGGCTAATTGCTGTTGGAGACCCAAGTCAAGCTATATATGGATTTGCTGGAGCAGACATAGATAGTTACACACGTCTTAAAACTTTATTCGATAATACGATAGAATTGCCTCTGTCAGTCAATTACAGATGTGGGACTAGAATAGTTGAAAGGGCAAGGAAAATAAATCCTCAAATTGAGCCTTTCAAAGAAAATAAGAGTGGGATTGTTAGAGATGGATTCATAGACGAAATACGAAGTGGAGATTGGGTTCTGTGTAGGAATTTGAAGCCGTTAATACTTGCTAATTTGTATTTTTTATCCATTGGCGTAAAATCTTTTGTCAAAGGTAAAGACATCGGTGTCGGTCTGATATCACTTGTAAATAAAATAGGATGCGAAACAACTAAAAGTATGTTAGTTAAATATAAGCAGACCATACAAAAAGAGCGTATGAAGTTGATTAAATTAGGAATGAGAAATCCAGACAATTCTGAGAAGATAGATGGCATGAATCAAAAGTTTGATATACTATCGGTTTTATCAGAAGGCTTGTCTTACACAAAGAATTTAAAGGAAAACATAAAGCAAATATTTAAAGAACAAGGGGAGGGTATATGTCTATCTACAATACATAAATCTAAAGGATTAGAAAACGACAATGTATTTATTCTCTGTCCAGAGTTAATTCCTAATAGATTCGCAGTTCAAGACTGGCAATTAAAACAGGAAGATAATTTGCTATACGTAGCAATTACTAGAGCAAAAAAGAAATTGATATTCCTGTCAGACTACGAAGAAATTATTGAGAACCAAAAGAAGATGTTGCAAAATAGAAAAGAATTATGAAAAATTTCGAACAGATTGATTTAGAAATAGAGACACAATTGCTTTCTCTGAGAAGCAAAGGAATTGAACCTATGGTTTTGGTGATGGGTGATTTGTCATACACTACGTTAAAATTAAGTTGTCAAGAAATGCAAGTTTGGGTTACTAACTCAGGATTTGTATTAAAAAAATACAAAGGTCTCAGGGTGATTCAAGACCCAGAGTTTGGTGGTCCAGGAATATATCGAAAAGAAAATGAATCTGTTGAAGTATTGGGTAAATGATACATATTTGGACAGATGGTTCTTGTAATAACAATAAGAAGCACGAAAATTCAGGAATAGGTGGGTGGGCGTTCTTAGTAATAAAAGATGGAGAAACTATCTTTGAAGATTTAGGTTATACAGAAGAAACAACATCTACAAGGATGGAGATGGAAGCTGTAATTCAATCCTTAAAATATGCATACCAGAATCATTTGACAGATAAGATAGACCTACACTCAGACAGTGCTTATGTTGTGAATTGCTTTCTTGAAAAGTGGTACATAAGATGGATTGAGATGGATTGGTATGATATCAAGAATAGAGATAAATGGGAAGAGATGCTTCACTATACAAAGTTACTTAAAATTAAATTCGTCAAAGTAAAGGGTCACGCTGGAATTGAAAGTAATGAAAGAGTAGATTTCCTCGCTGGAGAGGCAAGAAAATATTTGATATGTCAATTGAAAAAATAGTATTTACATTTGCCGATAAGTTTCCACAATATGATTGGGACTTAGAAGAAACAACTATTAACAATGGCATGTATTTAATATTAGTAAATGATTACGAGTTTTACAGGAGTAAGGAATTTAAAAAGTGGAAGATGATTGCAAATAAGAAATATCCTAAAGTGAGATGGTTTTGCGCTTTTAAAAAATTTAAACATTAATTATGGAATCAATAGAATTAGCAGAAGGATTATTTGTTTTGAAGCCTGATTTGTTTAAGGATGACAGAGGATTATTTAGCGTAATTTTTTACAAAAAGGAATTTAATTTCGACATGGTTCAGTTGAATCAATCTGTGTCTCATAAGGGTGTTTTAAGAGGTTTGCACTTCCAAGAGAAACCATTCGAACAAGCTAAAATAGTTTGGTGTTCAAAGGGTTCAATATTAGATGTAGTTTTAGATATGAGACCAGATTCAGAGACATTCGGACATCATTTTAAGGTGAAATTAGATGATGTTGAAAGAAGAACATTACTTATACCTAAAGGCTTTGCTCACGGATTTTTATGTTTGGAAGATAATACTGTTGTTAATTATGCAGTAGATTGTCAATATGAACCAGAACATCAATTTTGTATATTTGCTTATGATAGAGATTTGAATATAGATTGGGGTGAGAAAGCAACCAATGTAAATATGAGTCTGAGAGATATATTGGGTGAAAGTTTTAATAATTACAAATACAACAATAATGAACAGTAAAATTATTATCATCGTAAGTGACCCTGGAGATGAAGTTGAATCAATTACAATAGATTTATAGAATGAATGATAAGCTATTTAAACATTTGAATTTCCCAAGAAGTGTAAAAATTTCTATTGAGGATTCTGAGGTTGATTTCTTTAATGACGTCAGATGTAGAACTTACAACATGTTAAAAGAACAAATGTCTACATTTGGATTAACTATTTGTAGAGTTCATAAGCTAGAGCACCAAAATCATCCTGAGAAGCTGATTCAATTTATAGACAAAAAGGAAAAGAAGATTGTATTGGAAGTTAGAGTTTCAGACGAATGTGAATGTATCATAACTTACAAATACGAAGATTATGAAGGAGAAATCTAATGAAAATCCTTGTAAAGGTTCTAAGTATCATGATTTTGCAAAATCAGGAATCAGAATAGAAGCTGGAATAATAATCAAGAAATGTTTTAATTGCGGGTTGACATCTAAGAGCAAAGTTAGTATCGAAAAATCAAACAGATGAGTACACAAGTTTATAGATTAGAAATAGGAGAACAGTTAGATTTACAATCAAACACTCTGAAGCCTAAAATGGCTATGATAATCAGCGAAGAACAATACCGATTAATAACGACATTTGCTGATATGGAAAAGGATGAAAATCTAGACACAACATTTATAATAAACAAGTGCCGATTTAAAATATATCCTGTAATCGAAATTATCAAACCTACCACTCAAGCATGAAAAGACAAGTAAAATACGATTTAATAAACAAGCTGTTAAATCAGCAAACAATCGTACAAAATTCTGATAAAGAAGTGGATTTCAGAAGGGCAGAAGTTACATCACAATTAGTTAAAATGATTCTTGAGGTTGAAAACGCACCTGAGACATTAGAATTAATCGGAGGCATGGATGAAGCAAAGGGTTCTGATTCGACTTCTGTAACTGTTTATGATTCTGAAACAAAAGAAATATTGTTTGTAAGTGATAGCAAAGAATCTAAGGAAGTTGAAGTAACTAAAGGGATGTTTGAGGAATTGAAAAACAAACCTAAAGGAAAGACCTTTAAAGAGAAAGTCATAGAAGCTATTAAGGAAGCAGGAAAAGCGTTATCATCAAAAGAGATTAGAGAAGCAATTAATTTTGAGGGAACTGACTCAAATCTTTCTGTTCGAATAAATAACATTCTTAGACATATAACAAAGTCGCCAAATAACTTTAAGACCTTAAATGATAGAGGCAGATTTGTATATGGATTAAAGGAATTAGAAACACCTGAGCCTATTAAAGAGAACAAGGACAAAAAAGAGCCTAAGAAAAATGAATTGCATCTTAAACGTTCTGGGGCAAAAACAAACAGTACTCTTGTTTACCGAGTAGAAGCCAATGATTCAAACAGAAGACTTACAATTACAGTAGGTGACGAAGTTAAGTTCAGGAATGTATTAGGTTCACAAGCTCAAGGTGTAATTGTGGCTATGAATATTCCAGGTCGTAACTCTTACAAAGGAGAGTATTGTACTGTAAAGACAGTAACAATAGAAGAGAATGGTTCTTTGTTCGATAGGAGATTAGACCAGATTATTAAAGTAATTAAGTAAAGTGCTATGGAATGGAGTGAAACTGAGGCTCGTGAGCTAATTCGTTTAAAATTAGAACAAGGATTCAAACCATTCGGATTCGGTAAAGGTTACGTTTGGGCAAGGACTTTGAAGAAAGCTAAAAAGAAGGCAAGAAAATTAGGATACATAAAAACAAAACAATATGGGGCTATTTAGAAACAATTGGACACCTTACACGGATATTTTAGTATTCAATTACGGATACTGTTCATATCTTCTTCAGGGCAAAAGAAATAGGATAACGAACAGAAAAAAGTTTAAGGTAACTAAATGCGGTGGAAGTCCTTTTAGTGATGCAAAAACAGATTCTGTAACAGAAGAGAAGTTATTTGAAAAGCAACTTTTTATTCGACAAAGTTAATTTATATGTTATTTCTATTACTTTAATGTTTGTGGTTGAAACACTCCTCTGGTAGGGGTGTTTCTTTTTAATACAACGTTACTAATAAAAGATAAAATGACGAGATTATCGAATAAACTCGCAGCAACATAGCAATGATTTCATAAGTATGCCTATGAAGAGTTCATAAGGAACAAGTATTATTAACAACAAGTCTCATTATGTTTGTGAAGTAATTAATTTATGGAAAATAATATCCCAGAAGGTGTAGTAGATAAAGAAGCCTATCAAGAGTTTCTAAAATTGTCTGTCAATCCTATTTTAAATAATAAAAAGATTGTAATTTGTACGGATGGAACAGAAGTTAATTTAGCTGTATTTCCGCATATAATAACTAAGTTAGTCGAGCATCTGCCTGTCGAAGAACAGAACAGTATTTTGACAAAAAAGTCGATTTATTACAAGCTTCAGAATAAACTAACTGCGGTAAAAAGGAAGGCATTTGGTAAGCCACAAGGAGGTGCGAACGTAAAAGGGAGTAGTGGACTGTTATCAGACAGACGTACGGAACTTGTAGAATTATTCGGACGCATGTTCTCGATAGAAGAGACATTAAAGGTTGTCAACAAAGAGTGGGGCATACCTGTTTCTAAAGATACCGTAAAGAGATTCAGGACAGAGAACAGAGAAGAGATTGAGAAAAGAATCGACATCTTCAAGGCTTCATATGCTGATATCCGATTAGGAGTAAAACGCAGTAGGCTTGAGGAGTTGGTTTATCTTTACAGTCGACAAAAAGACAAATATATCGACACGAACGCACGTGAGGATTACAAGCTATTATTATCAACGCTTGACCACATCAGAAAAGAAGCAGAAGGAGACAGATTAACAATCAACGGCAAAGTAGATGTAAGTTACGAAGCGAATGTACATATGCATTTGCGTGAAGAGGTTTACAAATCTTTAAATCTAAAAGAAATAATTTTAGGTCGTGTAGCAGCCAGAATGGGTATTAGTCCAATAAAACTTATCTACTCATTAAATAACTCATTTTACAATAAGTTTTCCAATGTATTAGGAACTTTTAATGAGGAAGAGGCATTAGCAACGGACTTAGTTTACCCAAGTCAGATGAATTACGACTTTGAAAGAATCAAGCGTGAGGCTCAGAAACGAGATGACGAAATTGAAGATGCTATTGTTCTTGAAGAGAATAATGACGACAAAGATATGTCGAGAGCCGAAAGAATCAAGCAGGAGATGTTGGACAAGATAGCCAGAAAGAAAGAAAAGTCTATGGGGATGAAAGCCAATATAAACAATAAAACAGCAGTAGAAGAAAAGGACAAAGTTAAGGATATAAGTAAAAACAACCCCAAAAAGAAGTAGTATGGACGTAAAAGAACAATTAGTAAAGGATATCAACACGATAATTGTTGACAAATTTCTTGTAGATACAGAGCAGATTTCAGAAGATACGAAACTGAAACTTCAAGATGACTTAGGTTTGGATAGTCTTGACCGATTAGAATTATGTATGGAGATTGAGAAACATTACGATATTGCAATCAATGATGACCATACAGAAGAATGGGGTAAGATGACAGTAATTCAGGTAGCAGAATCAATTATTCACTTAATACAATAAGTATGACGACTTGGACGATAACATTCATATTATTTACGGTGTTGACTTTCTTAATTTGGATATTCTTGATGTACAAGCTCAAGCCGAGCAGACAGTATCATGACGAGACAAGATGGGAAGCTAACATAAGAGAAGGTGGATTCATTGCGCTTTGGTATTTTATTTTAATTGCATTTCTTGCATCAATCGGAGCAGCTAGGATTATATTGTGGTTCATGTTTTTAGAGAAGTAGTATGAACAAAACAAACGAAGATAACGACTTATTTTGGCTTTTTACAAAAACAACATCTCGTTGGGTTAAAATTAAACATTGGTTCAAGGATAAGTGGGCTTGGCTTTTAACATTTAACAAGAAACCAAGCGTTACAATAAGAGCAGACACAATGGAATATTCAGGTGAGGGAAGTATGATCGAAGTACATGGAAGACTTGAGTTGATATTAACTGTTGAAAAAATTGTTAAAACTGATTGCAATGTCTGAAGAAAGTCAAATAGTTCTTTACAAGAAAGAAGAGATTGCTGAGTTAAAGCAATTTCTAGCATACCTAGAATCAAACTGTCATCGTGAACTTGTAAAACTGTCCTTAAATTTTCAGCATAAACGTTTTGAAGACAATAAAGGATTTGCTACATTAAAAATGGAACATCGTTATGCTATGAGAGGTTTGAAGGCAAAAATTATGAATGCTGTCGAGCAAGAAATTAAAGAGTTACAAGAAATTATTGAGTTACATGATAGATAAAAAGAAATTCATTTACAAAGACCAAGTCACAACGTTATGTAACGTGATGATAAATGCTCAAGCCTTGTTCGATGATTTAGAAGATTTAGAGCAAGAAGGTTTGTTTAAGCAATACCTAAAAAGATTAACGAAAGATTTAATAGCTGAGTTAGAGAAATCACTAGGTCAGATTTATGGCGTAGGATTAAAGGACATAATGAAGGCTATCAAAGATGGTAAGTCTTCTGAAGAATTAAAAGAAATAAGACAAGCTCATAGAAACGCAAATATTGATATAAACTTGGTATATGAGACGGCAATCAATTCTAGGAAGGAATATGATAAGATGTCGTTTGAAGAGAAACTAATGCTGACTAACATATTGTCAGAGTTACGCAAAGAAACTAAAAAATCTAAATAGCATGACAGTTAGATTAAAAAGATTTAATCTGGAAATTGGAGAGGTTTATCAGATACAAGGAAAATCTTATCATTTTGAGAAAGTAACAGAGAGAGGTTATAATTTCATTTCTCATGTCACAGGCAGGCAATTTTTCAAAAGACTGATTTATCCAATACATGAAACAATGTGTTTTGTTCTTCCATTTAGTTATAATATATTCAAAATAGAATTTAAACCAAATAATACAAATAATATGAACAATTCACCGTATCAAAATTACATTGGAACAAAGTCCTTATTGGCTCATTCAGAAATGAAGGATGGAAAAGAAGGCTACAAATGTTTAGCTAATAACGGAGCAGAGTGGTGGCAAGACAAAGAATCATTCGAGGAGACAAATAGACCTTCTAATGCATTAACATTTGGATTAGCAGTAGAAGCTATGAAGAAAGGACGTAAAGTTGCACGAGGAGGATGGAATGAGAAAGGGATGTGGCTCCGTCATGTTGAACCCTACAATGATATGCTTATCCATGACGAACAAGCAGACCGTGTATCTGAAGGCTCAACATTATTGCCTTGGATAGGAATGAAAACAGCAGACAATAAATTCGTTCCTTGGCTAGCATCTCAGACAGACATTTTAGCTGAGGATTGGGTAATTGTAGAATAAGAAATAAACAGGAATGAAATTATTAATTGTATTGTATTTGATTTGTCTAGAGAGTTCAGAGTATGTAGTTATACCTTGTTCGATGAAGCATTATACATATGTAATTGACGATTTCATTATTCCTAAAGAGCATATTTTTAACCCAGCTGATAACTATGTTCATAAGTCCTCCCATGACTGTGAAGCGTATGACAGCAATCGACCAGTTGGAACCAAAGTCGACTGTCTGTATGGGAAGGTCAGCCCAAGGCGTGGACAAGTATATAAACGTGAATAGCATAAGGAATAAGCTGATAAGAAAAGCTGACCGAAATACGATAGTATTTGTTATATACGAATGGAGATGTAAAAGTCTCCATTCTTCGTTTCCTATAGACACTACAATATACAAAATACTTTGTAAAATAATTGAACTTCTTCATTGCTATATAAAAAATTATATAGAACTTCGTTTAAGAATTAATCTTAAAAACGAAATATAATGGGTACTTTTACAGTTAAATCAGAAAGAAGAGGACGAGTGAGCGAAACTTCAGGAACTATCGAAGAGTTAGTTAAATATTTTTCCTATACACTAGAGGTCGGTGAATCTTGGCAACACGAAAAGGGTAATAAGAAAATCAATCGAAATCCTAAGAGCATAAAGTCTTTGATTAGCAATCTTAATAATGCTAAGACAAACTCTGCTGCTAATGGTTGTTCAGATACATATTATTCACTATAAATTCAACAAAGATGAAAGATTTAATAATAATTTTCGAAGCATTAGACAAGTTAGGGTATGATATTTCAGTACTAACTTTCGACCAAGGAATCAGTCTTTTTAGCGACATAAAAGAGGTGATTGAGAAGACAGGAGTTAAACGAGTTATCAACGAAGAAAACTAAGAGTTATGATTAAGAAGTACGAAAATATTCAGTTCATCGGTTCGGAGATTAATCCAGACGATTTTACAGTATGTGGTTTGCTTTACTTGGAAGAATGTGGGGATGGTTATGAAAAGGATTTTGAGTTGCAAATCGACTTTATCAGAGATGAAGAGTTGTTTGATTACAATTCAAAAGGAAAATACTCTGTCGCTTTTGATGAGTTAAAGGGCAGAGTGTTGGGAGGCAAATGTAATTGCAATCATTGTAACAGACATATAAGTTATGTAGTATTTGCCATCGATAATGTAAATGAGACTTTGCATTCATTCGGTTCTGACTGTGGAAGAGGATTGAGTTTGAAAACAGACCAAATAGAATCGTTTGTAAAAAATGCCAAGGATAAGAATATGATGGCTAGAAAAAAATCAGCAAACCTTTACATAAGAAATCAATTCTTAATTCAGCATGAAGGTTTAGAAGATGCTTTGAAAACAGACCACGATATTGTTAGGAGTATTCGAGAAAATTTCGTTAAGTATCATAGCTTGTCTGATGCGCAGGTTAAGCTAGTTTTCAAGCTTCAAGAAACTACTAGAAAGTTTGAAGAGTTAAAGCAGATAAGAATACAAAACATCGAGCATATCGTTGACGGCAGAAAGAAGGGTTTAGATGCTGAAATATTGAAAATCGACAGATGGATTAAGAATGATAATTTTACCTCAAACGAGTTAAGAGCAAAGCTGTTGCTACAGTTCGATAATGGACAAAAAGTTTGGGGAAGCATGCCTGTAGGAGAAAAATTCTTTGAAGATTTCACTAAAGATATGAGAGTATCATTTACTGGTACTGTCACCAAGTCTCCAACTGACCCTACATTTGGATTCTTTAAGAGAGGTTCTTTATCATTACAAAGTTAAATCTAACAAGATGACTAAGAAACAATTCACTAAGGCAATATCGAAAGGTAAGTTTGGAGTTTGGACTAAGGCAGCCAAAATAGCACTAGAACAGAAACGGATTGACTTATTCGTTCAGCACTGGCTAGACCAAGATTCTAGTGCTGGTTCGACTAAATGGGTTCAGAAAACCTTAGAAGGAGAACTGTACGAAGCGTTACAGACCTTTAAAGTGGTAGAGAAAGGAATATGCATAAAGCGTTGCGATGATTTTCCTGAATGTGAGCCTTGCGGAAGTCATTTTAAAAATATGTAAAACCATAAACAAATAATAGCATGAAACAAAACCTAATCAAGGCTCATTTAGGAAGCCGAAAGAAAGTAGAAGAAATTCTGCAATTCTACAACATGGAATCTAAAGGCTCAAGAGAATCCTTAGAAGAGAAAGTCAATGGGCTGTCTGTAAAACAAATTAAGGACTTCTTAAATCAGTAGTTATGGCGTTCCTAATCATTACAGAAAGCATCGAAGAGACAATCCATTCTCTTCAGAGTGATAAACACTTATGCGAAAAAGTTTTCAAAGATACTGGCGATAAAGTTTACGAAGCGAAAGCAAAGTATTATGCTGATAAGTTACAAGCAGCATTGCGTTATCAAAGATTGTTCGAGCGTAAAAGCACGTATCAAAAAATAAAACATTTGAGACATAGAAATTTGCCTCAATATGTCGATAAATGTTCTCAAATAACAAAGGGATTGAAGGGTGTGTATTTTGATAAAGACCGTTTATTGTTCCGAGTTCAGATTACAAGGTTAGGCAAAAGAATGTATCTAGGACAGTTTGATACTCCAGATGATGCATTAGAAGTTTTAAAGCAATACATTTAGCATGGAAATTATACCTAAGAATTTCAAACAAGTACAAGTGGCTTTCAAACAAGGCAGGAAAATTACGTACGGAAGAGAACTTGTAAATAAGTTAGAAAAGAATAAGATACAGACAGTAACAAAGGAACTTATGTTTAAGCCTTGGTTGCCAGCTGTTCGAATAATAAATTGAGTTATGACTTACACGAAAATACATCACGTAAAAAGAGCAAGAAAGGACATCTGGATGAAAGGTCAAGATGGACAATCTGATGAGATTCTAATCAAGAAAGGTGAACCATACTATTGGTATAAGTTCCGATATGGATTGAAAGTAGTAAGTAAAAACTACCCAACGAATGTCGATAAGTATCCATATGCATTACATAAGGTTTTTACTCAATTGGAAGAGAGAGTAAATGATGCAATTGAGAATGAAGAATACGATTCAGAGTTAGAGGATGAACTGCAGGAGTTCATATTTGAAAGAAACGAAGCAATAGGTAATATGGAGGAATATTTTTCAGATTCGCCACAGCTTGATGATATGAAAGAAATGGTCGAGACAGCAGAAGGTCTGTTGAATGATTTAACAACTTTACAAGAAGAGTCATGAGAGAAGTTTTTCAAGCCATAAATGATTATCCGTGGACTACATTCTTTGTATTTGTAATGTTGATAATCATTATTGATGAAGTAGGTGACGCAATAAAGAAAAGAAAATGAATAATTTGTACGACATATTAGGAGTATCGAAAGATGCTACCCCAGAAGAAATCAAAACTGCTTATCGAAATCTGGCTAAGATTCATCATCCAGATAAAGGTGGTAGCGAAAAGGAGTTCAACAGAATACAGACTGCTTATGACGTCCTATCGGATGGAAAAAGGAGAGCAAAGTATGACTCAACTGGTAGAATCGAAAAGGATAAAGGATTTGAAGAACAGTTCTTTGGATTTGTAGCTAGTCAGATTGTTCCGATAATCGAAAGAGCAGATAATCTTGACTTTGACTTAATGAAGAAAGCTAAGAAGCACGTGTCTGATTTAATTCGTGTTGGAACAGACAATATAATAGACTTAGGAAAGAAATCTAAACATATAGAAGCTGCGATTGTAAGATGTAAGAAAAAGAACGGAGGTGAAAATATCATGTCTAAGATTCTTGAATCAAAATTACATAACATTAAGAATGTAATTGAGCAAGTAAAAGAAGAGAAAGCGTTCATTGAAAAATGTCTTTTAGCACTTGATGATTATGATTACGATTTTACAGAAGTTCCTGAAAAATCAAAACAAAAAGGATGGATTGCTATTGATTTAGAATCTTTATTTGGGGATAAATATTCTTCCAACATGCCAGGACAAGAAATATCTGAAGACGATGCTAAACAACTCAAAGAGGATGAGTAGTAAAGTTCCTGCTCACGAGTTACCAGTAATGAAGGGATATTGTAAGACTTGTCCTTTCAAGCCTGACGAGAACGGACGTCAACAAAATCCTACTTTAGCATCAGAAGTACAATCAAGAAATTTGTTTAAATCTCATCAAATCTGTCATGGAACAGAAGGTAAGAATAGAAAAGCTAACAATCGTTGTAAGGGTTCGTTTGATACTAATATGGAAATTTACGAGCGTATGGGATATGCTCATTTAGTTAAATAGCAAAGTTATATAACGTATGAACATATTTGTTTTACATAATAGTCCTAAGATTGCTGCACAAATGCATAACGATAAGCATGTTGTAAAGATGATTCTTGAAACTGCTCAATTATTATGTACTTCTGTAATAGTTAACGGAGGAGAAGCGCCATATAAATGTACACATATTAATCATCCTAGTGCAATTTGGACAAGAGAAAGCAGAAATAACTATATTTGGCTTGTTAAGTTAGGATTATTCTTATGCAAGGAATACACTTTCAGATACGGCAAGGTTCACAAAAGCAAGGCAGTTATCGAGTATTGTTTAAAGAATATGCCTAATTTTGATAAGAAAGAAATGACGGATTTTGCGCTTGCTATGCCTGAACAATACAAATCAGACTCAGCTGTAGAATCTTATCGAGCATATTATTTAGGAGAAAAGATGCCTATATCTAATTGGACAAAACGTAATAAACCTCATTGGTTATGAAAAAAGAAATCGAAGTATTTGAAGAAATTATAGACCGTCATGCTAAACAACATATGGTTAAATGGAGTTTGACGAGGTTCAGAAATGACTTTCCAAGACTTAGAAGAGTGTTTCTGGATTCTATGATGGAGATTTATTTAAATAAGCCTAAGATTGAATATACTCAACAGAACAGTATCGAGATTCTCAGACCTTGTCTATGGTTTGCCAAAGGTCAAGTCATTACTTACAGTAAAATGGAGGAATATTACACTCATAAATCAATACTAAGTTTATTGGAATATAAGTATATCAAGATAGTTCCTTTCGAGATAACACAAAATAAATTGTAACAAATTTTGTTATTCAAAATATTAGTTATTACTTAGTATCATACTTAAATGGTAAAATTATGAAAAAGTTAATGTTTTTAGTGTGTTTGTTTGTAGCTTCAAGTGTATCTGCACAATATGATTCAGACGAAAAGGATATGATTGCCTCTGCTTCAGAATACAAAGTAGAAGATATGAATGCTAATATCTACAATTTCAAAGGAGAAAATATTAGTTTCTGGTACAAAGAATCAAATAATGAAGCACAAGGACAACTGATAGTTGGAGACGTAACATGTGATGTTTACGGTATCTATATGAGCGAAGGTATGTATTTCGGTTCGGTTTGGTGTAAAGGAAAAAGCAGAGGAGTTATATATTGGGATTACACCGATGGCTGTATGACAATTATTAATAAGGTCGATAGTAAGACTTACGAGGGTGAAGTCTGTAGAGTAAATTAATTACAAAGTTAATCTTTAAAAACAAATTAAGATGAAAAGTGTATTAGGATTGTTGATGATTATAGGACTGCTGTTCTTAACATCGTGTAAAAAAGAAGTCGTCTCACAGACGCAGAAAACTGGAACCGAGTTAAACGGTGATTGGGTCATTCAGGAACAAGGTATCATTGTAGATATCCAAGGAACAGACACTACGTGGACAGAGGGATTCTACCAAGGAGATGGAAACTGTTGTAATGTAGAATGTGTAAGTATTACCAATACTTCGTTCAGTATCGGAACTCAAGTAATTGTCGATAATATTTCTTATCATGTTGTAGATTTAAATGAAACAGGATACGGATTAGCAGGAGATGGCGAACCACAAATATACCGATATTGGATTGCGCTTGTAATAGATGTTCCCTACATAGGCTGTGTCAATGATATGGTGTTAGGTAAACGAATAACCGACTAGAAAGGTCGATTGGCGCTGTCGTAAAGCTCAGTTGGCTAGAGCTGTGGAGACTAATCCATGTGCGCAGGTTCGAGTCCTGTCGACAGTACAAAAATTTGAATTATGGAAAGTATAGATTACGTAAAAGGTGACTTGATAAAGTTAGCAGACGATGGAGAGTTCGATATGATAGTACATGGTTGTAATTGCTTTGCAACGATGGCTGCTGGAATAGCTTATCCTATTGGTCGAAGATGGCCAGAGGCAAAGAAAATCGATGCTCTAACAAAAAGAGGGGATGTTCATAAATTAGGTTCTTACACCGTAGTGGATGTTAAGACAAAGTCGGGTGCGAACTTAAAAGTTATGAATGCCTACACTCAGTATAAGCCTGGACCAGATTTCAAACTTGTACATTTAGAATCGGTTCTATTCAGAATAAGAGAAAAATTTCCAGATTTACATATTGGTATTCCGTTAATAGGATGCGGAATTGGAGGTGGAGATTGGTCAGAAGTAGAGAAGATGATTAATACAGAGTTTAACGACTTATATATAACCGTAGTAATTTATGAGCAAGATTAGAGCGAAGTTAGAAACTTCATTCACTCAAACAGCAGAGCATAAGAATTTCCTAAAGAAGTTTGATTTAAAGAATATATCAACATCCAAAACTAAGGTTGGAGAAAAATTCTTTTGCTTCACTGTAAAATCAGAAGACACATTGCAAGACTTAAAGATAGCTTGTGAAATGTCTAGATACAATCTAATCGTAGAATAATGTTCGCTGGAAAATACAAACTCAAAATTGAAGAACTAGAGATTGAGAAAGGTTTTCTGGAGAATAAGAATTTTCAATTGGAAAATAGAATTCAAGAACTTGAGATTAAAAATCTTGACCTAGCGACAAATCAAGGAACTATGCCTGATATGCGTTACATCGAAATCTATATGTTCAAGTTGCTTAGATTCATTTCTTCAGAGGAGTTCCTAGAAATCAAATCTCAAAAGCAGCAAGGAGTTCTGTATGAATTTGAATACATTAAACAAACTTTCAACATAATCAAAAATTTCTACAATAAGAAAGAAGAGATTATAGCTTACAGAGATACTTTTGAATTAGAAGGATTAGAAATTCAGCTTACAAATCTAACGTTAAACAAAGAGAAAACACCTGAACAAGAAAAGCGTCACCGAGAATTAATTGCAATGATTCCTAATATGAGAAGTGATGCTCTTTTTGTATATTCATTTTCATGTTTAGAAGTTGCTTCTTCAGTTTTAGATTGTTCTCAAACAGAAATATTACAATGTCTAATCGGTTCTAAGAAATCTTCTGGCGGCTACAAGTTTGAGTATGAAATAGAGTGGAGTAAAAGTCAACCAAAAGAATCATCGATAATTAAAATTTCCAAAGCATGGGAGTAGAAAACTTAAATTTATTGATTAGTGGGAAATATTTAAATCCTAAACAAAGAAAACTAGCTAAGTTTGAATTCAATTATTTGATAACTCAGAACAAGAATATGAAACCAGAGCCAAAACAAAAAGCCGCAAGCAAGATTATTAAAAATCAGGAAAAGAAGAAAGAGAATGACAAGTTCAATAAGAATCATGATAATCAATTCGGTCATACAAACGAAGAAATAAAACATAACGGAAATCATGGCAAAGACACTTTTGGAGTTTGATGGAAAAATCATAGATGTATTTAAAATCGGAGATATTGAGAAGTTAGATGAGTATGATGATGATTTACAAAAATTAGTATATCGTATCTACTTTAATAAGAATCTTGATGACCTTCAATATTTGAAGACTTACAGATTTACATATTTCGATGAACAATTTCGGAATGATAGATTTGAAGAACTTCTTATCAGATTAGAAGACATCGAACATATTACACTTTTGTAAATAAATAAATATGGAAATAATAGTTAAAAGGTTACTGCCTGAAGCAGTTATGCCTAAGAGAGCAAACAAGACAGATGCTGGGGTTGACCTTGTAGCTACTTCAAAAAGAATCGAAGGTGATTTATTCATCGAGTATGGAACAGGTATTGCAGTTGAAATACCGAAAGGATATGTTGGGCTGTTATTCCCAAGAAGTTCTGTAACGAATAAGCAGATGATGTTGAAAAATTCTGTAGGTGTAATTGATTCTGAGTACCGTGGTGAGATCAAAGCTAGATTTATGTTTCGTGACGAAAACGAAGAACATTATTCTGTAGGTGAAAGAGTCGCTCAACTTCTTATAGTGCCTATTGCTCTTCCAGACTTCATTGAATCAGAAGTTCTAAATGAATCTGACAGAGGTGAAGGTGGTTTTGGTTCTACTGGTAAATAGAACATAGTTACTATCGTTATAAAATTCTAAAAATGGAAGAGAAAAACAATATTACAAAAGAAAGTATTCTCAAGAGAATCACTGACCTGAAGGTTAACGGATTGAACGTTCAGAAAGTAGGAACAAGAAGTTATGGCTTTGGAAGAGGAGAAATTGAAAATGCTCTAGTTGCTCAAGTAAGAATGACTGACCCATCTGTAAATGAAAGAGTGAGTGTAATGATTGATATTCATCAACACGACACTTTGAATACGTTGAGTTACAAACTTGATATCGCAGAAGGACTTCTTTCTCAGGCTCAAATTATCAACACGCAAAAGGAACAAGAAGAGTTGATAAATAATAAGCGTCAAGAAGCTATGAAAACTGCTGAGGATGAGATGATTCAATTAAAGAAAAATTCTCCAATCTTGTATGATTTCTTGAGTTCTAATCTTGAATTAGAGAGCCCATCTACACAGATGATGTCTCCAAATTAATTTACAAAGTTTATTAAAGTCTATTAATCAGTAATCAAATAAAAACAAATAGTTATGGCTATCGAAGGTTACAACGTAAAGTTGAAAGTAAAAGAGGTAATGAAAGATGTCGTTATCAACAAGAATGGAAATCGTTATTTCGCAAGTGGAATGGGTTCTGACGGAACTAAAATGTCTGCTGTAATGGGAGAAGTGAAAGTAAAAGAAGCGTTGAAGAACAAAGACGCCAAAAAAGGAACTGGTTGGGATTAATTCTCAATCTTTCATAAGAATGACCCTCTGCTAAAAAGTAGAGGGTTTTTTATTTTAAATAATTGAGTTATGATAGGAAGAAAAGTATTTGTGAGATATACAGAAGTTGGCACAGATAATGTCGAAAATTCTAAGGAATCAAGTGGAGAGGTTGTAGATAAAATTTTAGTTAGCATAGTTCATAATGGTGACGTTGTATCAAATGACAACTATTTAATAAGAAAAGAGGATGGAACTTGTTTAGTTCTACATCCATCTTGTATCTTAAAAATAGATTAGTATGAGCAATTTGAACTACATTGAGACAAACAAAAGGGATGGATTCCTTTATTCGGTATTATTGTTTGATGATAAGAAGAAATATCAACAACAGCTTACTTTAATAAATAAGGCAAAAGTAAGACAGGTTCTATTTTCAGGAAGCACTCAAGATATGATGAACCAGAATGGAGAAGTTTTGATAGGTTCAAGGGTTCGTTATTATATGGAACAGAAATGGAGTGACGGTGAAATATCCTCAAATTCTGGTTATCCTTACTACGAAATAAAGCCTGATAATTTGCCTAATTATCGTCATTCTGTACATAAGAGATTTGTAGTAAGTGAAGTAATGTCTACTCAGAAACTTGCAGATACTTATGTTCATATGATTTCCGAGAATAAATGGCAACATTATGAGTTAGGTATTCTGAAGATGAATGACAAGTCTTACAGAAAATCGGTTGATAGTTTAGCTAATATATCTACCAAAGGTAAGTATATCATCATGCTAAAGCAGGAGTTAGCATAGTTAACTAAAAATAAAATGGCTAAATTTCTTGAAGTAACTAGCGTAGACACACCGAATAATCATCTGCCTAATCCTTTAGTGGTAGGTGAAATCGTAATGGAAATACAAGACGAAAAATACGATGGAACCAAATATGTTAAAGTCTATCACAATGAAGGCAAAAACATTAGTTCATTTTCACGTTCGACATTTAAGAAGTATTCCGCAAAAGATAAGATTGAGTTAATCAAACTTATTAAGAATAAAGGCAGAGCATGAAGAAAGCTAATTATATCATATTTGATGTCGAAACAGGAGGATTCAATGAACAAGAAAATCCGATTACTCAGATTGCCTTGTTGACTATCGATGCTACAACTTTGAAAGAGATAGACCGATTTGAGACTTTCATCAAGCCTTATGACGATTTAGTTATAACCAAAGAAGCATTAGATATAACTGGCTTGAAAATGACTGATATCAATAAGGGAGTAGACAAAAAAGAAGCTGTGGATATTTTGTCTAAGTATCTAAAGAAATCTATGCCTAATAACAGACCTGAGAATAGACCTGTTATGATAGGACATAATGTTCAATTTGATATGAGATTCTTATTCTACTTATTTGAGTCTTGCAAGAAGGATTTGTTTTCTTCAGTTGGCGATACGACTATTTGTACAATGGCTTTAGCAAAACAAGCGTATCCAGATGCTCCCAGCTTGAAACTAGGTAAAGTTTGTGAAGAAGCAGGAATCAAATTAAATGATGCACATAAAGCTATGAATGACGTATTAGCTACCACGGAACTGTTCAGGTATTTTACAAACAGACTTAGAAGTGCTGGAAGTGCCTCCAAAGTTAATATCGAAAGTAAAAAATCACGTTTAAAATTTCAATTCTAATTGTATGGAAGATTCAACTGTCGAAGAAACGACAACGATGGAAACGATTCAGGAGGACAAAACTCCAATTGTAAAAGAGGTTAAGCAAAAGTTCTTGTTCTTAGGACAAACAGAAGAGGTTGACCGAATCACTAAATATATGAAATCTCAAAAAGATTGTACATTAATTGTATTATCGAAAGATGAGATGGATTTGATAGTTGGAAGTAGAGTTGGTCGACAAAGAGAAGAGGAGGTTGAATCATTCCTAGATGATGACCGACATAAACAACGTGCTGAATCTTTAGCTATGGAGTTTATGGGTAGATTTGGAGAAGGTTTTGACAAAGGATTTGTTAGATTATCTTCTTTGAAGAAAGCTACAAGCCTATCTTGGACGAAATTCAATGAAGTTATTTCTACTTTAGATATGTTCGGTTTTGTATCTTGGAATGAAGGCAAAAGAGAATCGTTAAAAATTATCGTTGATAAACAAAAAATCATTGATAATAGAAAAGTAGAGATTCAAAGAACATTGGATTTTGCCTTAGGTCAATTGATTTCACTTCAGATTAGTTCTAAAGGGTCAATTGATTCAAAGAAAATAGAAGCCTTGAAAAAGAGTTTGAAAGTAACATTCTGATGATATGTTCTTAGAAGATGAAGATTATTCGATTCTAGGGAAGTTTGGCAATGCCTTGTCTATTGAAAAGATGGATGAGGCATATCGTATTCTCGATGAGGTCATAACAAATCTTGATGACACAGGATTGAAGGAACTCATGGGAGGTTATGAAAGTGATGTAGACGAAATTTACAAAATCATAATCGAAGAAACATACGGTGTTCTTTATGGGAAGAAAAATGCTATTGATGCTAAGTTAGGTTACATGGACCACTTGACTTCTACAATAGAAGAAACTTTATGTATTGAAAATCTAACTTACTTCATACTGTCGAAGATGCCAAATTTCGACTTAAATTGGCATCACTTGGAATGGGGAGACATTGCTCAAAGACATAATAAGTTTAATGTAATTGCAGCACGTGACCACGGAAAATCATATTTCTTTGCTAATGCTTATTTTGCTTGGAAGATGTACCGTTATCAGCCTGTCGTTGGTTTCGGACGTCCAAGAAAAGATTTAGCGTTATCAAAGAGAGGTTATTTGTTTTCGTTTTCTCAACAACAAGCAGTTGACCTTTTAGATATTCTAAAATCAACTATCGAAGAAAATGATGAACTGAGAGATAAATTATTTCCAGGTCGTGGTGATGGTTGGGCTAAAACAGACATCGTAGCCAAGAATGGAGCTAGGGTAACAACTAAAGGTTTTGGGTCGTCAGTTCGTGGTGCTCACCCAGGTTACATTATGATTGATGATGGATTGAAGGATAACGTAATTTATTCGTCAGTACAAAGAAAGAAATCAATAGATTATTTCCATGCCGTAATTATGAACATGATTGTTCCTGACGGTCAGGTTGGGGTAGTTGGAACACCTTTTCACTCGAACGATTTATATGGAGATTTGAAGACAAAGCAAAATTGGCATGTCCGAGAGTATCCTGCAATATTTCCTGATGGTAGAATCTTATGGCGTGAGCGTTGGGGTTTTGAAGGGTTAATGGACAAGAAAGAAACTCAAGGAAACATGATTTTCTCAAGAGAGAATTTATGTAGACCTGTTACCAATGAGTCAACTATTTTCCCTCAAAGCATAATTGAACTATCTTATGTTAGAATGGAAGACTACACTTTTGTTAGAAGCAGAAGTGCCTTCAAGAGAACTTTTGATAGAGTAGTTGTAGGTGTCGATTTCTCAATATCTAGTTCGGTTGGTGCCGATTATACCGTAATTATAACGGCTGGTATAGATGAGAATGATAACATATGGCTTATGAATATTACCAGATTTAAAGGCAAAACATTCGCTGAACAATTAGCAGTTCTAAAGGGTATAAATCAATCCTTTCAACCTGATATAATGGTTATGGAGGATAACGTATTTCAGCAAATATTTGTTCAAGAATCTGAGAAAGCTGGACTACCAGTTCAGGGTCATACCACAGGCAAGAACAAATACGATTTAAAGGCAGGTTTACCAGGACTAGCAATACTTTATGAACGAGGTAAAATAAGATGTCCAAGAGGCAATCAAGAGTCAAAGGACATAGGAGATTCTTTAGCATTAGAACTTTCTTCAGTGACTTGGACAGATAAAGGACTTGAAGGAGTTGGTGAGCATGATGACCAAGCTATGAGTCTTTGGTTAACATCTGTAGCTGCTAAGAAACTTACGGAAGGATTCAACTTTAGATTCTTGTAACACCTATTATAAAAATAAAAATAGAAGACATGGATGATATCAAAAAATCAATACAAAATAATATTGAAGAAAGAAAGAACAATATTATGAAAGGATTTGCAGGATATGATGATTTAGAGAAAGGAAGAAAATCAGCCCCAATAGGAACAATATCAGGCAGTTACAAAAAGGTAGATAAAGATAAATGGGAGCCAGTTAAAAAACCCAAAAAGGGAAGCAAGTTCAAAGTAGGTAAAAGTGAATTTACTGTAAGTGAAATTGATGGCTCAATTATGACTGTTGCTGATTCTAAGGGAAACACTAAGAAGTTTAACAGTAAAGTTCTTTATGAAAACAAGATTGAGTTCACCAACCCAGAGCCTAGAAAAGCGCCAGGAACTTCAAAACCTAAAGAGCCTTGGTATATGAATCCAAACTCCAAAGAAAGCAAAAAACAAGAAAAGCAAGAAGAGTTCAAAGACCTGTTAGAGCAAAAAAGACAGCTAGATTCTGATATGAATCAGGAAGCTGGAGAACTAGGTGATGCTTGGACTGACGCTCATGCTAATGAATACGGTGGTAAATTGGGCGAGTTAGACGATAAGATTGACGCTATGAAGAAGAAACATAAATATCTTAACAATTAACAATTAACAATCATGGATATCGAAAAGTCTATACAAAATAAAATTGAAGAGCGTAAAAATAATATCATGAAGGGTTTTGTTTCATCACACCCTTTACAGTTTGCTCAACAGGAATCTTCTGATGATTTAGAAAAAGCAAGAAATACTGGTGAAACTAAAGTTGGTAAGGATGGAATAACACGTGTTTGGACTCAATTACCTAACGGAAAGTTTGACTGGCGTAGACAAAGCGCAAAATCAACACCTAAGAGTTCTAGTGATGCTCAAACACAAGGTTCTGCTTCCACGTCAAGCGCAACCCCACCTGCTTCAGCAAGTACAACCACTGATAAAATTGATAGTTCAGGCAAATCTGTATTTTCTAACTATTTGAAGAATGTCGCTAAAATTGAAGAAGAAGAAAAGACATTGAAAAAATATAGTCAAGGAACGACATTTAATGGTATAAAGAAAGATGCTTCTGAAAAGAGGTTGAAAGTTTTATATCAAAAAGAATCAGATTATTTAGGCAAATTCACACAAGCTGATAAGGATAAATATGAGGAGCATTACTCAATTCCATTTGACGAAGATGGTCAAGTCGGACAAGTTGATGATTATTCAGATGAAAATAAAAAGACTTTAAAGGATTTGAAATTATCTGGTTCTCGTATGAATGCTGAACATGGATACACAGATAAATTTGAAAAGACTATGACTTCAGATATTTCAAATGTTTTGCAGGAAAAATTCAAGGATAAGAAGATAACGGATGTATCATTAAAACAATACTCTAGTCAAGGAGGTGCTTGGGGTAGTTATAATCAACCGAATTTCACTAGGTTAGATTTTTCTGTAGATGGTGTGGAATACAGAGTAGAAGCAAAAACAGGCGAAAAAATGTCATCTGGAAGAAGAAGAGACAACAAATTCAGCGAACTTGAAGTCATAAAATACAATGATAAAGGTCAAGGGAGCAATATAGCTAACTTAGACAACAGTACTGGATTTAATGATACTGCAGAAGAAGATTCTAAATCTATAACAATGCAAAAAGATTTAATATCCAAACATAAATTAGCAAAGGATGGATATTATGACAGTCAATGGTCAAAGGAGAAGCCAGAATTAGATTTCAAACAATCACTTAGAGCATATGAATGGCTACATGCTGCCTCTTTGATAGCAGAAGGAATAGGCAAGATAAAATAACAAAATATTTTCTTATACAAAGCCTAGCGAAAGTTAGGCTTTTTCAATTTAACCAAAAATATTTTACAAAATAATTGAATTCTTTCATTGCTATATAAAAAATTATATAGAACTTCGTTTAAGAATTAATGTAAACTGTAAAATCTTAATATCATGTTAAATTACGAAAAATTAGTATCGAATAACCCTACTGAGTATGGCAGAATGACAAACAGTATCGGTCAAGAAATCATATTTGTTGAACATCCTTTAAGAGGTGATGAGTATCCTGTAATAGTGCTTTGTCACGAATTAAAGTTGGCTGCTTCTACAGACTTCTTTGAATTGGATGACATGATTGACAGCCATAAAGAATACGAGCCTAAGTTTGAGGATGGAGGGTTGTATATAGGAGATTTCTTACAAGATTAATATTAACAAAGTTATTTATATTATGAAAACAATGATAAAAACATTATATAAGGTTGCGGTGAATGAGCCGTTGCAATTTATCGGAGGAGTAGCAATGCTATCAATGATATTCGGAATGTATTATTTAGTAACATTAATAGGAGGTTAATCATGGAAAATCATAAAGACATACTAGATAAAATCAAGAAATTGATGGCCCACCAAAGTTCTGCTTTGGAGATGGGTTCGATAGCAGAAGCAGAAGCGTTTGCGACTAAGATTCAAAATCTGTTGAACAAATACAATATTTCGGTCAATCAGATTCAGGTCGACAAAGAAGACAACGAAGTTATGGATGCCGAATTTGCTCTGAAGATTCCTTCAGTAGGGAGTAGAACAAATTTCTGGATTTATAGTGCGATTGCTAGAACAAATTGGTGTAAGGCTTACATAATCGGAAAAGGTAAAAATAATAAGATGATTATTATTGGAACTGCTCAAAACATAGAAATGTGTAAATATATTCATTCTGTTGTTACTCCAGTATTCCTTAGAGTAGGAAAGAAGAAATACAAAGAAGAGTATTTGCCTTCTGTAATGGTTTATACTACACCTGTCGGATTAGATACATATCTAAGGACGTTCATAAGAGGTTGTGCAGATGGACTTTACGAAAAATTAAGAGCAGAAATGGAAAAATTCGTAAAAGAGAATAGTACTGAGGAGGCAGTTGCAGAATTGGGTTGTACGGCACTATCAATAGTCAGAGGAAACGAAATAGCATTGACACAATTTGTATCAAAAAAATACGGTGAATCAGGTCGTTCAAGTTCGACTAAAAGTAGTTATGCAGGTGGTGCATATAGTCAAGGAGTTGAAACAGGAAAAAATGTAGGTATAAATAAAGGTGTTGAAAGTTCTAAGCCGATTCAAAGAAAGATGATAGGCTAAGTTTCACAGGTTGATTAATTCTTAGAAGTTGACGATGTTTAAGTATATCGTCAATTTTTATGTTATCTGGTCATACAGATATTAAGTGGTTAAAACGATAAAAAATGGAAAACTTGTTCTTAGATTCAAATAAATTCTCTCATAGATTAAACATGAGCGGATTTACTAATATTGAAAAGTCATACTCAACTCAGGAGTTCAATTCTGCGTTCCCAGAAGATAAATTTGTTATTCTTGAGAAAGCAGGAATCGACAATTTCGTCAAAAATGTTGCTGAAGCGACAGGTGGTGAAATTATCAAGGGAGGATTTAATGATACTGCAGAAGTAAACAGCATTTTAGAAAAGGCTAAAAGTGACATGCAAAAACTTGATAGAGTATTCATCAATGATGGTCCAGGAATGGAACGTTATGTTTTTGTTATGGAGAAATCTAAGCAAGTTGAAGAACTGCAAAAAGGTGAGGATGGTGAAGCACTTGAAAAATCACATATGGATGCTTTTGAGTGGTCAGACAAGATTGTTTTTAAGAAATCTGGTAAAGATATAAAAGCACAGTTCGCACTGGCTAAGGTGTTAGAAACATCAGAAAATTCTAAGTTAGCAGAAGATATTGAAGAAGCACTAGAGCATCTTACTATGTCTCCAACTGAAAAACCCAACTTATGGGGGAACAGAGAATCTGTAGTTGTTCCTTATAAAGTATTTAATTGGAATCAAACCTATTATAATACTGGTAATTCTATGCATGACGTTTCTGAGTCTGAAGAAAGTTGTCGTGCTTGCAATACACCTGAGGAAGCAGAAGAGAACAGAAAATACAACGAACTTGTAGATAAGTGGATTAACTCTTGTGCTGAATTGAAAATGATTGATTTGTATGCTAATCATCTTGATGATAAGAAAGAATACGAATTGACTGCAAGACAAATGTTAGCATTAAAATTCTAAAAATAAAGATATGTTTGGAAGTAAATTAGCACCGACTTTTTTAAATTTCGACCAAAGTGTTCCACTACCTATGACAGAAGTTGTAGGTAGTGTTACTTACATCGGATATTGTAAAAGATTGGGCATCGGATTCGATAAGCCTGAATGGTTGATTATTCGAATCACTGAAGCAGGAGGTTTGACTACTCCAGAATATGCAACAGGTTCTACGGAGTTTAAAAACAAGTGGTCTGACAGAGCATCACTATCATACGCAAGATAATGGCTATTACATTTGACGTTATATTAGGTAAGTTAAGAAAGAAAGACACAGGTGCTGGAACACCTGGTCCAAAGGGTGACCAAGGAGAGCCTGGTCCAAAAGGAGAACAAGGAGAACAAGGAGAACAAGGAGAGCCTGGAACTAACGGCACTAACGGAACTAACGGAACTAACGGAACTAACGGAACTAACGGAACTAATGGGACTAACGGAACTAACGGAACTAATGGGACTAATGGTGGTTTAGTCAGAGCAAATGATAAATCTTATTTCTTCGTGAGAGCAGCTAGTGGTACAAGGTTATCATCAGGTGTCAACACTAATGGATTCGGAGTGATAAGTAATGTTGCTGATTCTGTAACTAATTGGACACAGTATAACACTTCTGGTCCAGCAGGAGGATTTGCAGGAATTGAATCATCTTCATTCATTGATTTCCCTGTTGCTTCTAATCCTGATTTTGAAATTGTATTGAAGACTGGAACTATTCTAACCAATCAAAGAATCTGGGTTGGACTAATAAGTTCAACAGTAACTAATTCTGACAACCAATCAGGGGTAAATATATCTTTCAGATATTCTAGTGTAGCTGGGGACGTTTCTTGGGTTGGAATCGTAGATGACGGAACTACTCAACAATTCACGATTCCTTTCGGAGTCATAGCAATTTCAACTATATATAAATTCAAAATACGTGTTGACTACGATACGAGTAAATACTATTTTTCTGTTAATGGTTCTGCTGAAGTCAGTATAACAGCTACAGTTCCAGCTTCAACAAAATTAGGTTTTGGAGCACAAATAGTGAATACAGTGACTGGTTCAAGGTCATTGATATTTTCAAGAATGGATTGTCTACATAATTAAAACGAAGATGGAAAATCAATTAGAAAATAAGAATGTAATTAGTGATGAATTCATTCTTTACGAAAATAGACAATTTGATGGCATGAAGAGTTTAAATCTTCTAATGGCTGAACTCAGGTTGAATTCTGTTCAGAATAATTATCCTAGAGAAGTAAATAAAAGTATTGAGACAGCGTTTGAAGGTGTGATTAATTCGATTCAATTAGGATGGTGGGTCACAGCAAAAGAAAAATGTGAGCTAGTTCCTGTGGCTGGATATGTTACTCAACAACTATGGGATAGAATTTATTTGACGATTACACAATATATTGCTGCTAACTACTAATCTAATTTAATATGGACTTATCTAATATAAAAACAGGAGATTTATTGCATTGTCAAGGCAATGGGATAATATCAAAACTTATCGCATTCTTTACTGCATCAAAAATAACTCATACTGCTGTAGCGATAAGAATTTGGGGTCAATTATATATAATTGATGCGCAGCGTCAAGGAGTTTTGCCAAGACCATTCGGAACTTGGATGGCAGAATATGATTACAAATTTGAGGTTCAAAGAAATCCTTTTGTTGCGGAAGAGAAATATTTTTCAATGAGAGCAATGTCTAAATCTGGAAGTAAGTACGACTTGCAATTATTGTTCTTGGAACAGCCGTCAGAGATATTGAAAGATAAAGTTGGGCTTCAATCTGATGTGAATTCAAAATTCAAAAGGAATGATAAATATGTTTGCAGTGAATATGCGACTTGGTGTCATGAAATCGAAGATGCTCATAAGTTTACACCTAAGATGGTTAAGGAATATTGTGATGCAAATAAATGGGATACAATAATGCGCAATTTCTGATAATCAGAAATCATATTTCATATAGAACTGAATGTTATTTACAAAGTTATAGATAACATTCAGTTTTTGTTTTGTATAATGTTAGTAATGGAAAAATTAGAGAAAGGAACATCTGTATCGGTCAGATTAAGAACAGGTGAGCTCATATTCGGAAAATATGAGAAAGAAGGTAAGAATGGATACCATACTGTTAGAACAGCAGATGGTAAATCAATAGACAGAAAACTAGAGAAAATCAAAGTATTGATTAATGCGGATGTAGATTTTCATTCTAATAATATGCATCCAAGTCCTGTTCAAGTTACGAATGCACCTCATCATATGATGCCTCCAAAACAATTCGATATCAACGACAAGTTCAGGTTCTTAGAAAATATGGTAGGTATGGTTGTTAAGAAAACTGCTGTTTCTATGGTAATTACTGGTGAAGGAGGACTTGGCAAGACTTTTACGGTGATGCAAGAAATCAAGAAAAGACAATTAGAAGAGAATTCAGATTATATAACCATCAAAGGATTCTCTACTGCAAAGGGATTATACCGAACATTGTTTGAAAATTCGGATAAGTTAATTGTATTCGATGATTGCGATGAGGTTTTGAAGAATGATGTTGCCAAGAATATTTTAAAGGGTGCTCTGGATAGTTATGACGAGAGGATTATCAGTTGGATAACTAATTCGTTTTCTGATGACCTGCCATCTAGTTTTGAGTTTGAGGGTCAGATTATCTTTATCAGCAACCTGCCTCAATGGAAGGTTGACCAAGCTATCCTAAGTCGCAGTATGTCAATTGATTTATCAATGGATACAGAAACGAAGATTCAGAGAATGAGAGCCATACTTCCAAAAATCAAGACAATGGTTTCAATGGATGTTAAAGAAGAGTGTATGAATCTAATCGAAGAACACAAAAACCAATGTGGAGATTTGAATATGCGA